AGCATAGATATGGCCTCAGATTAATGTTAAGCGTCTTGCAGGACGCGTAATGTTATCTGGGGCTTTCTTCTGTTATTTGTTTGAGTGCTAGGCAGCAAAGAGAGCTAGCATTCATCAGGCAAATCTATCAATAAATAGCGTTAGTTTTTGTTGTGTGTATGTTTCTTTATTGTTATTGTGTTGTTTGTTTTTTGGGCAGCGCAATTCCTATAATCTATAGAATAAAGGAAGTATATATGGCTGATGTACGCATTACTTGCATTACCCTCTCCGGCTCGCAATCAATCCATGAGCATATTACTCATGTGGGAAGTCCTCAATTTAATACTAGCAATGGGAAATGGACTGTTGAGCAGGTAATTAATGCTATTGATAATAATCTCCATACATTCTATGTAACAGATAATGCAGGTAATCGTGTAGAAGTTGGGGTTGTTAATCCTGGTAATGGTGGAAGGCAGTTTATTAGAACGTATGCAGACAATCGATGGAATAATAATTTACTATCGCTACCAGTCTGTTAATGTAATTTTATAAAAAAGGCTGCAACCTCTGTTGCAGCCTTTTTTTAGCCATTATGAGTGAGATAAGCCACTATAAACTCTGAACAAGACGTTCGATTGCTGCACCATATCTTTCTAATGGTTCATTATTGATTTGTGGCTCAGTGTCATGGATCTGATATCTGCCTGGTTTTATATCAAATAGAGGTCTTCCTAGATGGGAAGATACTATAGCTACGGAATGGTTATCTGGCACAGTAAACGTTTTTAAATTTCCGCCTTGGAACGCTGTTGGTTTATTCGTCCGCAGATTTTCAGCTCTATCCCTGATTTCGTCGAACATTGCCGAAAACGCTTTACTTGCTCGTTTGTCATACTCTGTCGAACGATTAAAAACTAGAGAATGAATGACAGGAACCGCTAGACCAAACTGTTGACACCGATCGTAAAAGTTAACAGAACGATAATCGTTTTGTACTCCAACGCCATAAACCAACTGGCTTAGGTTATCCACTGCTCGAGCCGAAGAACCATCACTTGAGCAAGGTATTATAATTGCATTTGCTGCTATCAGTGATAGTTCGGTATAGGCAGAGAAACTGGGGTTGCAATCAATAAAGCAAATGGTTTCTTCGATACCTTGTTGTTGTGCACATGCAACAAGCAAATCTCGTAGCCACAGGTGGATGCTTTTCCATGAGTCAACTGGTAAGTTTACGCTGCTTAACTGATTGATTACTTGCGCCTGAACTTCCAGGCTTGGGTCGCCTGCAATCAAAAATACATTGTCAGGGACATGCCCGTTAATTTCAGAGACATGAATTAAGAAACTTGTTTCTGAACCGGTAAGCATGTGGGGGCTGCGAGTTCTTCTGTCAAAGTACCCACCGACAGTTTTTCGTTGTTGAATTAAGTTCGCGAGGTTAGCAGCACCAGTACCGTTACCGCCGAGCAATATTTCAGATAAGTTAGCCTGCGGGCACATATCTGCAAAAATAATACGCTTTTCTGGATTTTGCCTTGCGTATTCACAGGCCATAGCGAAAGATAAGTATGTCTTTCCTACGCCACCTTTATTATTCCAAATAGCATACGATTTCATGGTATCCCCGGCGTTATCTGCTGTTTGTGTGCCAGCATAAGTCATTATGCATCTCCATTACTATCCATGAATTAAGTCAAAAAATATGTAAAAGTAGCAATGTATCACTCTTTTACTCATTATAAACGTTACAAGTTGTGATGGTTAGCTGTGTTTTTATCAGTACAAGTTTTGATCTGGCTTTGGGTTTTTATATATGGATATGTCTCAACGATGCCCTGCAAAAAGTGATCGCTAACTGTAAAAAATCAGATTGCATCTCCGACCTCAAACTGAAAACGCCAGGTGACTCCAGATTAGAGCAATCTATCACCCTCTGAATCCTGCCGGTATACCCCATTTTTCGTTATCTTTATTTTTGGCTAAAACCGCATTAAGAGCTTCGTTTACCGTCATGCAATGCGGCAAATTATCGAAGTTTGATACCCCGCCAATATCAGGAGAACGCTTGTTCTTCAGGTAAGCATATTTCCGCGCTGCCGCCTCTACTTTCTGCTTGAACTCATGTTTTTGTGCGCGTTTTTTGGATAACCGCAGATTGTCAGCCTTTGCTTTTGTCTCAGCGATCCATGAAGTCAATTTTTTGAGTCTGCTCGTTCCGGCACCGCCGGAAACTGATCTTTTTGTTTTTTTAACTTGTGACTTCTTATTCTTTATTGCCACGTCATCCTGACAGGGGGAGGGGGTATCATTTTGACATGGGGGTGTGGATAAAAAATTAAATAAAGCCAATGTCTTAGCGAGAACAGCTTTAACCTTGGTTGCCGCTGAAGAGATCTTTAATTTGCTTTCAATCAGCGCATTTTTGGCTTGTTGTGCGAAGGCCAAAAAGGATGGTGTAAACCGGTACAGGTTAGCGCGACGTTCACGGTGATCGCCGATAACAATCTCTACAGACAGGATTCCTTTGTTTACAGCTTCACGGAATGCACGAACGACGGTTGATTGGCTATAACCAGTTTCTGCCGCGATCAGGCGGTGAGGCTTGTGAATGAAGTATTCACTGGTTGTTGCCGCGAGATTTGCACATTGCGACAGGATATGCCCGGCGCTACGGGATAGACCGGAGTGTGTTACAAAGCAGGCCAATTCATAGCCAGAAAAAGTAAAATCGCTCATCGTTATACAGCTCAGGAAAGTGACTTTAGCCAGCATTACAATGCTGGTGGTTCTTACTACGTCTGTTAGCGCGTTGCCGCGACAGGTACCAGCACACCAGCATCAAGCAATCGCTTCATCAGCCACTGCTGACCTTTGCCGGTTATACGAGTCGTGAAAGAAATCCTGCTTCCATTGCTTGTATCGATCACGGTTTCTTTAAGGGTGAAATACCCACGGGATATGTATTCTTGTTTGGGGACGTTCCTGCGTTCACCGGTTGCGATCAGAATTCCGTTATCACGCAACCAGGTGAAGAGATAGTTTTGGCCCAGGCCGAGCACTTTGGCATAGTTGCCGATTAGAACCCCGCTGGCGGTAGCAACGCGTTCAGCGAATTCGACTTTAGGTGCATCCATAAGCATTTTTTGCTCCAGCCGTTGCTTTTGCTCTGCCAGGTCGGCAGCCAAACGGAGAGCTTCAGGGAGACTCTGCGGAATAGCAGGTTGTAATCTTCCGGTTCGATAGTCGATAAATGTCTGGTTTACCTTCAGCCGAAACGCGGGAGAAATCCAGCCTGCGTACTCCACAGCGAGCAATTCATGGGCAAAAGTGCCGCCGCCACGGCCTTCGAACGAAACTATGCAATTCTGCATAGTTTCTTTTTCAAGCTCTTCGATGAGCTGTTTAGCTGACAGCGTTCTTAGCCATTGAGCTGGCGCTTTATGGGCACCGAGTCCGCTCGCTCTGTGTAGAGCATTAAGGTTGTAACGGCCAGCGCGGTCGGTCGTAATTTCAACACCACAAATAACGGGCAGAGTGGTTGAAGGATCGACATTTTGATGAAGGTTTGATATATTCATATCCGCATTGAATGTTTGTTGCATTTTTTCTCAAAATTTGCATCAACCTTCAATCACCAGCTCGAAATGGTGATTCTTTGCACTTAGAAAACGAAATTTATTAGAGCAAATTTTTCTGGCTCGATCCAGATCGGGTTGGACGATCTGCTCAGAAACCTGCCAGTTTGCTGGCAGGTTTTTTTCTTTTGTTAACCTATTGCTACTGGTTTTAACAAACCAGCATCAAGTAGCTTGCGAGTTAACCACTGCTGGCCTTTACCCGTTAATTGGGGCGTCAGCCGTATCTGGTAGCCATTTTCATCATCCAGCACCACTTCTTTCACCGTGAAATACCCGGCGTTAATGTACTGCTGGCGCGGTACGTTTTTGCGCGCACCAAAAGCCATGAGAATGCCGTTCTGGCGCAACCATGAGAAAAGGGCGTTTTGCTTAAGTCCAACGACCTTTGCAAAGTTCCCGATCAGGATTCCATTAGCCGCTGATACCCGGTCGGCAAAATCGACTTTAGGGGCTGCGGCCACCAGCTGTTGATTTAGCTGGTGGGTTTTCTGTTCCAGTAGCTGCTTTTGTTCAGCCAGCTCGGCAGCCAGGCGCAGAGCTTCGGGAAGCGTCTGGGGGATTGCGACCGGTTGCTGTTCTTTTTGCCGGAAGTAGCTGTCTTCCAGTTTTTCAAAGAATGCCCACGCTTGCTCTGTGTCTACGATCTTAGACATGCGTGCCGCTCCGCGTTCGGTCCAGAGTATTAAGGATCTGGTCTTGGGGGAAATTTGCAACTCGCTAAAAGATAGTCGCAAACTTTTTATCTCATCTCCTTTGATTTTAAAGAAGTGTTTACCCTCTACAAATCGTTCTTCATTGCGATTGTAGTTCTGCTGAATACGAGTAGGTGTAGTGCCATACCCTCTAGCAAGAGTCTCGGTTGTCACGACGCGTACTCCCTGCCATTCCAGAACGGGAATTTCATCAGGATGATTTTCAACATTTATAGGTTCCAATGCCTGAATCATGGTATGTAGCGAACGGCGGACCGCTTTTGACTCGCGCGCGGCAACTCGCAGGGCTTGTTTGTAGGTCATGGTTATGACAACCATAGGCGTACCGCCACCTGGCGGCACGGTTGCACTTTTTGTGTAACCGTCCTCACCTTCTAATTCGTCGAGTATTTTTTCGATGAATTTGTTGTTCCGAACCTCTGGTTCCCCACATAACTTACGCGCTTCATTGACCATCTTTAACAGTGTCTGGCTGTCGATTGTGTCTCCAGTGTTGGAGATAACATTCACAGCTGGTGATGGCGTAGCTGAAGCAACAGGTGCTGTTTTTTCAACATTTAAATTATTACCGGTCATTCTATGTGCCTCCTTTCTCATTTCTGCTGCCACTGTTGCGTAACGTAGACGTCCTTGTTCAATCAAATAATCCCTGATCTCGGCTATCAGTAGCCTGTTGATCACAGCCTTATCTGTTCGGGTATAAAAACGTCTGGTTATCATGAAATAGTTAGCAATTGCGCCGGGGATCTCCCGTGTCGGCATACAGGCAGTATGCAAGGCGATCGCTTCGGCTATTTCATTACGGGTGACGAGAGGTGTTTTCATAAACCCCCCTGAACGTCGGCAGAGAAGGGGAGGCTCCAGTAACTAAGTGAATTGCGCGAGTTAGTTGAAAAACGGGCAGTAAAAATGCAGGGGCCATCAGGCAATTGAGAGCGTGCTTCGTCTTCTGTTGCTGCGATAACGAAGTGATAGTGGTGTTTTTGGCAGGAGTAAAAGCGCCAGATAAATTCAGGATGAGTAGGGGTAGGGATAGTAGCCACAATGGCAGCCTCCTTTTGCTAATTTAAGGAGCTACCGCGTGAGGTTCCAATCTCAATGGCGGTAGCACTGACTGGGTTGGAACTACCGGCGCAAAAGGGAACCGGCCTGCCTTTCGGCAGCCCAGCCAGCACTACCATTGATCTCGGAGCTATGTGCTACGTATGGTTGTGCGATGGCATGACACAAAAAAAGACGCTTTTGGCGTCTATGTCGCCTTTTGCATTATCCGGGGTTCCAATCCCGGCATCCGTTTTACTAAGATGCCTGTTTAGGATAAACCGAAAATGCATTAGCACGCAAGCAAGTTAATGTAGCATATGAAGCTAAAAAAATAAAATAATTAGAGCAACTTGCAACCATGTAAATTATTTCTCTGGTAACTAAAATGTATGAGTTTAATTGATATGGGTCAAAGATTTTGACCATTGCATGGTGAAACTTTATGCTACAAAATGTTATTTTAAGGCGTTTTATCTGTGGCAGGAGATAGTTAATCATGTCATCTGAACATGTTCGTAAAGGTGTAACAAATGCGAAATTCAATGAAGAGCAATCTAATATTCTCTTTATTGAAATAGGAATTCTGTCAATACTGATAGGTTTAATGTCTAAATCATGGTGGGCCTTTGGCGGTTCTTTTCTTGGACTGATTTTTAGTTTAAGAATAAAATTTCTAGCAATACCATTGATGATTGTATTTAGCTTAGTATGGGGAGCTATTGGCTATAGTATTGGTACTTTGTTTGAATCAACAGCAGCAAGTATTGTTTTGGGGGTAATTGCTTTCCTGAGTGGTTTGGGTACTCATTTTGCTGCCGTGCAATGGGCAAATGATATTGCAGAATAATTACAGATAAGAAGCGAAAAGAATGAATATGAGATGGTTTTTATTATTTGTATCGTTAGTTTCAGCAGGAACATTTGCAAAAATTGATCCTCTACAATGGAATGTAATTGAAGAGAGAGGGGGGAGAGAATATACAATCCATAATCATAATGGTGATAAGATAAGTTTTTTATGTGATATGGGATTCATGTATGGTTCACCAGATAGTGCAGGTAGTTTAGGCTTGTTGCTAAGTTCGTCGAATAATAAAAAAGAGTATAATGCTGACAAGAATAAAATAGTATTAACTATAGATGGTGATCAATATCCTTTTAGCAATCTTGGATCAATGGTTGGAGATTCTTGGTGGTATGCCTTTTGGCAAGATGCAGCAGATTCAAATGCTAATATGATTGATGCTTATGTTGATAATGAAAAAATTGCTACATTCCCTCTTTCTGGGCTAAGTAAGTTGTATCAACAAGCCAAAATGGATGGATGTATTAAACGAGGCAAATGATCTTTCTGTGTTAAAGATTAACGCAATCAATAAAACATTGGTTGCGTAATATTCTATTATAGAAATGGAATAATATGACAAAAATTACTAATTCTAATGAGTTGAAGTTGCTGTATAAACAGTCAGTGCTCATTCCATCATACAAAGATCACGTAGCGATCTTGCAAAAACAATTAGGAATAGAAAAACATTCTTTTCAAAATATGCCAAGATTGAATAGACAAGCTGTAATTAGTAACTCTCTTCGAAAACAATTGGCTAGTATACCGAACTTGGCTGGAATAGGCAGCAAGTATCGTGAACATATCGCGATTTTACAGAAACAGACTCAGGCTCTTTTCCCTCATGATGCAAATAGATATATTCAAATGCTAAGGAAACAGGCCGAAATAGCTATGCCATTACGAAAACAGCTTGAGGTGCTTAATAAGCAAGCTGGTTTAAATAACATGCAAGCGATACTTAAAGAATTACAACAAAGTGCAAGTTATAAAATAGATGTAAGCCAAGACATAAAGAAAGTACTAGATCACTATGCTAGAACAAGAAATGCTTCATTACATCAAATAATAGAGCAGGGGATTTCATCTATTGCGCAGGCTTATGCTGAAGGTGCTACTGAAACATCACACACCAAAAGTAATGTTCAAAATAAAGGATTAAATAAACCTAGCTCAAAGTTTGTTGATTCATTTAAAGAGCTTCCTTATCCACTGCAATGGTTACTAATGGTTATATTTTCTCAAGTTGTGTTTGGTGCTTTTATTGATTACGGAAAAGAGAAAACCTTGCTGGGAATACACAAGGCAGAATCATATTTTATATCTCTGTTTGAGGATAAACCAATATCAAAACAACAATTAATTAAAGAAAACAAAGAAATTAGTTGGGAAGATCTCAATGGTTTTCGTTTTATAACTGGTGAGAACGTAAGATTACACGTCAGTCCTTCTATAAATAGTGAGGTGATTGAATGCATTGGCAAAAATACTATAGTGGCTGTTTTAGATAAAAAAGATCGCCAATGGCTTTTCGTGCAGGTTAAATCAGGGGACGAGTTTATTACTGGATGGATTACACGAACATACACAAAGCCTCTTAAGGCTTGAATTTTATCACCGTATCTTGGGGCTGGGTGTTGATGACGATGTGCTACTTGAAGTACTTGGGTTTTTTAACGCAGCATCTGAAATGTGTAGACTGACCGGTAACAAATGACAACTCGTAGAATCGGGTAACACACCAGATTCTACGAGGTTTCAATGACACCACGACAATTACTCGAAGACGTCAAATCCCGCTTCACACCTTTGATTGCGGATGAACCTGCTTTACTGGAATCCCTGCTAAGAAAAGCATTGGGAACCTACCAGGATAGGGCGGGGCACATCAAGCGGATACGCTTCACCGATCAGGCCAGTAAATCACTTGCTTGCCCAGCTGATTTTCTTGCGCTCGTATCGGTTACAGATCACACCGGCGATCTTGTCTACTCCGATGTTTACGATGGGAATATCGAGCTTGAAGATACCCATCGAGCGGTATACCCACTGAATGTGTCATATCTGGCTAATTTGCGTGATATGGATCTGGATAATGGGGATGTGCCACCTGAAATCATTGGGTTACTTTCTGACTATCTGGAAGTGCTAATCGCGATACCTAACACTGATCGCCTGCGAAGAATATCTATCGCGGGGAAACTCGATGCCAGTAATTTATCCGACGAGAACACGCTGTATCAGCGAAAGCTGGATCTGGAAGAGAAAATGAGCGCAACAAGGGCAATTATCCCGGGAATTGTTCTTTTCTCATCCATGTTGAAGTGAGGGGGCTGATATGGGGCTTAATGTTGCTTCAGTAAAGTCTTATGTATCTTCGGCATTAACGACGACATTATTTGGCTCCGGCGTTGGTGAGCGGGAAGTTGGTAAGCTGACGTCAATCATCATGAACAAAATGCTGTTCGCGCAAGGATGGCAGTTCTCTGTCGAAGTTGATGGTCTGGAGGGGGCAGACTTCTTTGCTAAAGACATTACCTACCACGATTACAGCATCGAATATGAAACGATTAAAATCGGCGGAGGGAATATCCTTCAGCCAACGGAGCGTTCGCCTGGGCAGATAACAATGATGGTCAGGGATACCGTTGATGGCCTCGTTTTGGACTGGTTTAAGACGGCAAAAAGTCGGGTGATCAATCCGGACGGTACCGGGAATATACCGTCTAAATATTTGCTCAATGTGCGTATTTATCGGTTGCTGTCCTCCGGTTTAACCAAACTGGAAAATGAGATGACGGTATTCCCGGTCACTACCGGCGATGTCACCTATGCGCGGGATCAGGTTACGGAATTTAAGTCATTCCCAATGACCTTCGCATTGCACAGCACGTTTAACCAATCCTCAAGTTCTTTAGCTTCCCTTCTGGGCTTTAGTTTTTCGCTTTAAATTAAGGAGCAAGGATGCTTTTACCTCTTTTCCCGCTACCATCGCGGCCAACTGAATTGATCCAGTTCCGTCAGCCAAATATTGCTGATGCGATGCGTTTCAACTCGATAACACCGGAGGAACAAGAACAACAGACAACGGCGTATTTAAAAGCCTTGCTGGCTGAACCCGCGAAATATGATCCCCTGACATGGACGGCGCAGGACCGGATTACCGCGTTATGGTGGATATTTACTGGCTCCCGCGAAACACCGATCGAGACATTTACCTACACCTGTAAACATTGCGGTAAAGAGCATTATTACGATTGCGATATGAATGCTCTGGCTGAAGATATCCAGGTCCTGGAAGTGGAACCGTTCATTGACGATATTGAGGTGTCTGTAGAGGGCGTGCCTTATCAATGGCGTATCGTGCCGCTTGATGGTTGGGCAATGGAAATGCTGGAGATGCGCCGAGCAGCATTGCCACCTGAAGACGACGCGGAATTCAAAGAAGCGATCGTTGATTTGCGTTTTTGGGAATTCGCTTATCAGTGTGAACTTTATAACGATGTTAGCGGTACTCGTGAAGAGCAGGCTGAGCGTCGTTATGAAACGATCAAACGGATGGCCATTGATACTGAATTTATGAAGCTGGCGGCACACATCCGGCTGGCTCATGAAAAGCTCGAACATGGTTTACCGTGCTACATCGATAAAGGCGAAATGCGTCTTCGTCTCCCGCCGCACAAATGCCCAAACCAGGATACAAAGGAGTCCACAGAGGGTGCGTATACCCGTCTGTGGGTGCCCTTTCGGGCTACTGACTTCATTCCACAGGTGGGGATTGAAAAGCTATCAGACCTTAGTGTCCAACCTGGTTTTGTATGGGGGTATACCGATTCAGGACGCTGAAAGGCTTACTGAATCCTATGCGTTTTTCCTGTTGGAGAAACTGGAAGAAAAACTTAAACCGAAACGGTAGGCGATAAGATCATGGAAAGAAAAAACGCCAATATTGACGATGTTATAAGGACAGTTGAAACCGCCAGCGCGAAAGAGCTGGAAGAGCTTGCAGGTATTCGGGAAGCTGTTGAAGATTTGAAAGGGGAACGAGTTGCAACTGTTGATCCTGTCTCTCGCAGTGTGTCGGCATTAAATCGAACAATCGAAAATTCCCGGCCAGACTTTGTGGCCAATGCGCCATCAGTAGACCCTATTGTTGACGCAATGAAACGGCTTAATTTAGGGGACGTTTCTCGTGTAGTTCAGGAGGGCATTGCTCAAGAGGAACAGCAGGCCAAATCAACTACACCAAAGGGTAAAAAAAGACGCAGGAAGGCTATATCAGAGGATATAAAGGCACAACGGACCGAAGCAGCCGAACACGCTCGCGAAATGTTCGATCAAAAAGGCGGTGCGCAAAAAAGCCAAAACCAACGCGATGCGCGTGGTCGTTTTATTGGAAAGTCAGGGAGTAAGGCCGCAGCGGAAGATGCCCGTGCTGAACGTGCTGAAAAGGCCAGGCGCAAAGAGGATGATGAGCGTCTAAATGCTGAATCAGGTTTATTAAAAAAACTGTCAAAAGTAGCTGAAGGCATAGGTAACCCTTCAGAGACTCGTGCCGTCGATGCGTTAGGTTATGCCGTTGCTGGTCCATTGTGGGCAGCAGGGAAGGAGCTTGGCGGGATATCAAAAGAAGTTGGTGGATCGCTTAATGGTGCCAGAAAGTCTATTGCCGATGTGATTCGTGGCAATGACGATAACAGCCGTAGAAAAGGTTTTTTTAGGCGTAAATCGCAAAATAGTGCCGATGTCGTTCAGGTTAACACCCAAAAACGGACGGTTCAGGAACTTCAGGAGCAGACCAGCGAAATTAAAGAGGGCAATGACAAGATTCTCAGCGCCCTTGATCAGATAGCCAAAAACACCGGGAAAAAGAAGGGCGGCTTGCTGTCCAAACTATTTAGCCTGTTAGGGAAGGGGGCCGGTGGCGTCGCGTCGTTGTTAATGGGGCGTGGCATGCTGAAAAAAGCTGGAGCACTCGCTTTTGGCGCTCTGGGGGCAAAGAAACTTGTAGGAATGCTACGCGGTGGTGGCAAGAAGACTATCGCCCATGAAGGTGGAGATTTGGCTGCCCGGGCAGCAGGTAAATTTGGATTAAAGGCAGTTGGTAAAGGGGCGTTACGCGCAATTCCCTTAGTCGGCACAGTGGCTGGAGGTATTTATGATGCGGTAACCGGTTGGAATGATACAGAAGCGCAACGTCGAGCGTTTGGGCTTAAATCAGGACAAGAGCCATCATTCCAGCAAAAAGCCGCTTATACGTTAGCCAATGTTCTTGATATGGGGGGACTGGTATCTGGTATTAGCAGCGCCATTGGTGAGGTTCTCAAATCACTTGGATTTGAGGATATCGGCAATATGTTGCAATCATTTTCGACGGAAAGTATTGCCCAGGCCATTGATAGTGGGATTACCAACTTAGAAACATATATTTCTAACCTTGGCGACACCATTTCTACCAAGTTCGAAGATTACACAGCAAAGATTGGTGATGCTGTTTCAGCATGGTTTAGCGATACATCTAATAAGCTGCTTGAAAAGCTGGATGCCATCAAAGACTTCTTTACTGTTGATAACCTGAAACAGGTTTTCAGTGATGCAATTGATAGTGCAATTGATTTCATTAAGAACCCAGGGAAACACATTAAAGAGGCGGCTGGTAATATTTGGGATGGGGTTAAAAATTTACCCGGTAAAGCATTAGATGCAGCGGTTGATGCCGTTAAAAATACCCCTGCGGCAATGATTGTATCAAAAATACCCAATCCGATCGGCGAGGCTAATGCAAAAGAAATCACTCCAGAGTTAAAAGCTCCGGTTAATAGCCACCAGGAGACATCTGATTCTAAAACTGAATCCGATGCTAAACAGACTAATATTGCTACCCGCGTGATAAATGCGGCACTGGACACGGCGAAAGATAGCAATAAAACAGTTAAAGAAACTGCCAATCAGATTATCAATGCAAATGCCGTAGAAATGGGCAATAGCGCGGTGCGGAAAATTGATTCAGCTATTGGACAAAATAGCTCGTCATCATCGTCGCGTAATACCACCGGCACTGGGAATGACATTCAGAAAGCTGCTGATACCTACAATAATGGCAACTTAGATGTAAAAGTCGGAAGCCTTGGCGCTGAAGGTAAGGCAAATCTCGATAAGTTAGCTCCGTATTTTGCTGAACTAGAGAATAAATATGGTCTTCCTGAAGGCACTCTTTACGCGATTGCTGCAACTGAATCAGGAGGGGATCCTAACGCAAAGTCTCCGCTTACAAGATCACCAGATGGAAAGTTAAGTGGTGGCGCACTCGGGATGTTCCAGTTCACGAGTATTGCTCGTAAAGAGACAGGGATATCGGAACCGGATGCATTTGATCCTGTGAAATCGGCAGAAGCTGCGGCTCTTCTCATGAGCAAGTATCTGAAGCAAGCCAATGGAGACTTAAACGAGGCCATCACTGCATATAACGCTGGGTTTGGCACTATTAATAGGTGGAAAAAAGGCACAGGTGACTTATCGAAAGAAAACCGTGAGTACGCGATCAAGGTCAATACTCATCGTGCTCGCTATTTAGGTGGTGAAATCTATACACCTGGGGCAGGAGCACAGGGTGGGGCGCAATATGGAGTGAGGGGACCACTGCCTGATAACGCTGTTATCGATCAGTCTACTGGCCTGGCGTTTACCCCTGGTGATAGCCCGTTTGAGAAAGGCGGTCTGGTAGACAAAATTGGCAATGCTGTTGGCGTTAACGATCTGGTCAACAAATTCATGAATGGCCGGGGTATGCGTCGGGAAGTCGTTCAGGGAACGCTCGAAGAACGTGCACGAGGGAAGGGGACCGCAACAGCAGCTGGCAATGTGTATGTTGATACCCCGATGCCAGTTGAAGAGGCGCGTCCGGTGGCCAACAACTCAAGTTACTTTGACCAGCTCGGCGCACAAATGGGGATTGATGGACTATTCGATAAACTCCGCAACTCGCCGGGGATGCGGAAAAATAATGCGCCTGAACCAGCCTCCACGTCCCAGGTGACGACTGCCGCCAACGATTTGCAGCAACCAACCGGTCGTATGCAGATAGACGGACAGGTTATTAGTGACCTTGGCGGCTCCGGTGCCAAGCCGACAATGCAGTTGGCTGATAATACCGTTTCACTTGATGGTGAAACGAAGCGGCTGTTTGCGCAGATGACCTCATTGCTTGCCAGGATTGAAGAGCACACCAAAGACTCGGCGAAAGGCCAGGGAACTGTCGTAAAGGTCAGCACGCCTCAGCCGGGCGTTATGCGCACGGTACCACTGTCAATTGATGATCCGTTGATGAATGACTACGCGAGAGTTGATTGATGGCCAACAATAACGAAATTGATCCTTTGCTGACGCTGGAGTTATCCGGCGTAAAAACGTATGAGTCCCAGGAGGAGGCCTGGGGCGCTCGTTTATATGAGTGGCTAAACACTTATCAGGGTGAGGTATACGGGGATCCGTCATGGGGCAATGTTTTACCGCAGTTTAAACACGAACCGACCAACTTGTCGCATGTTCAAATTGCGGTTGAGGCAATGCTGTTGCAAAAACTGACGGTAGATTTACCTGACATACCGATTTCTGGCTTGTCAGTAGCCGAGGGAGATGCTTTTGATAAGTTGAAAATATCCATTCGTATCAGGGATATAACTATCACACAGGACGTGGTGCTATGAGTAAAACAACACCGACTAAAGACAGTATTCGTGCAGAGTTTGAAGAGCTTGTCGAGAAAGATTCATTCTGGTCGAAGTTTGTCGGCTCTCAATTTGTCTCGATGCTGACATTGTTTATTACCCAGATTGTCTACAGGTGCTTTCAGTATGCCGATGCGGCGCTGGCTGAAGGCTTTATATCGACCGCGACGCGGCGTTCCTCTATCCTGGCAGCGGCAGAAACGAATAGTTACGTTGGTACCAAGCCAACACCGTCATCGGGGATGATTGAGATCACCGCCACAAGTGAAGATGCCCCAGCGGTAATTCCCAAAAACATGCCTTTAATATCTGACGACCAGTACCCTTACATGACTATGGATGTATGCAGGTTGGTTGACGGCACCGGTACGGTAGAAGTGGCACAGTTGGAAATCCAGGAGGTGACATATACCGTTACGGCTGCCAAAGAATTTCTGGAAGTCGTGTTATCAAAGGCTCTCACTGCTGTCTGCTATAAGCTGGAAGTATTCGTGACGACCGATGGTAAGACCACGCAGTGGTCTTCCAGCACAATGTTCCGGTTAGCTGGTAGTAAAAGCCAGGTCTACGTTGAGTTTTATAAACCATCCGAACAGTTGGGTGTCCGATTCGGCGATGGGCTAATTGGGCAAATACCGCCAGAAGGCTCGACAATTACGCTTAAGGTATGGTGCACCAACGGCGATATAACCCTGGTTGCTGGCCAAAACCTGACGCCTGTCGATTCTGCGGCTAATTTAGCTAATTTGATTTCAGTTAAGACAACGACACCTATAACCGCAGGTACCGATGCTGAAACAACGGAGATCACACGTAACCGTGCACAATATTACCTTGCCTATGATGATCAGGTCGTATGGGGCGGGGACTATACGTATTTTCTGGTTCGTAACATCCCGGGGCTGTCCTGGGTAAAGGCATGGGGCGAAGGCCAGCAAGAGAAATTAGATGGTGCTTATAATGTTCAGAATATCAATAAGATATTTATTTCAGGATGGCATCCAAATAAAAGCCAGTCAGAGCTTGAAGAAATGATCCTGACTGCCTTTAAGAAGGTACCGAATGAACTGAACAAGAAATTCTCTTATAAAGAGGTCAGAAAACTACCATTTAAGATAACCATCACCGGACGGATATCGGCAAGCCTGACCATTGAGAATGTGACCGATGAGCTGAAGTCGGCACTGGAAACAAAATTTGGGCGCGACTCAACTTTCTTTGATCCGAGCCGCGTCGGAAAGTACATCCTGATTAAGAAAAAAGACGTTTGGGCGTTTATCGAAACGCTGGGTTATTTCCGCGACTTTTATCTTGAATTTGTCGAGTGGAATGAGTCCAACGGCTTTTACGATTTCGTTTATCTGGATACAGAAAGCTCCACCTTTAATATTTCGTATGAGGAGGAGTGATGCAGCGTTCCTGGTTTAATAACCGGCTTACATCAGCTAAGCAAAAGTCATTGCTCTATAAATCATTGGCTGATTTGGTTCAGTCAATGATGGACACCTTTGTTGACCCATGGTTGGAGCGAATTACCAACCGGAAGTCTATTTTCTCCATGAGCAAGGAGGATCTGGAGACCAGGACAAATGAACTTGGCCAGTTCTTTACTATCAGAACCTCGAACTCATCTTCCGTTCCGATGTTGTTACAACAGCGGCTTGATGAGATCCACTTTAAGGGAACTGAACGTCCTATAAACCAGACAATTTACCGCGAATTTAACGGTATTTCTGTTTTATGGGATCCGATATATGCACCGGTGGACCTTGAGCGTCATCCCTATGGCACAGTTCTAATACCAGAAAGCACACTGGAGACTACCGGCGGCACATTCGGCGAGATGTTTCTGACTTCCAGAGGGATGATCAGTATTCCCATAAACGACCTGGCCAGGACAATGGGTATTACTGGCACGATAGATCAGTCCGCAATTACAGAAGAAATTCTCAGAAAGTTTAATCAGTTCGTAAAGCCTCTACTGCCACTGCATATAGTGTTTGATGGGCTTACGCTCTATTTGTCGGTTGTTGTAAATGAACAGGCCGACATGATCACTTTGAACGAGATTTCTGATACCGAAAAAGCATTCTGCTGGTTTGAAACTTCGGATACAACTTCGCTTACTGGAGTTACGTCGATTAGCGCCCCGATCACCGCAACGCCTGGTGGCACTATTGTGAAAGCGACACCTACGTTTGATCGCACACGCGCAGATGATTTGTTGCTGGATAGCGACGCCTGACAATCACCCCGTCCGTAGGGCGGGGTGACAAGTTACTTCTCTTACAATGAGGCTTCACAACATTGATTAGGGAAAATCATGTCTGACGTCTCAACAAACCTCTATAAGAGTCAGTTGTTGGACTATTACTATCAGCGGCGCGCTGAATCGTCCATTAACAAAGGCTCTCGATTTTTAATCAGCAAGGCCGTTTTCGGTACCAGTTCACTGGTTACCAAAAATGAAGATGGTACTTATGACATTGGAGAACTGCCAAAGGCTTTCGAGTTGGCAGAACTGACCAGTCAATTTTGCACCATAAACCTCGTCCCAACCTACTCTGGTGGGATAATTACTGTCCGAATGGACCTTGATCAAAGCCAGTTGCAGGAAGGGAGAAACTACCCATTCAACACTCTGGTTGTTCTAGATAACGAGAACAAGCCAATCGCCATTATTTGTGTCCAGGAAGACTCGCTGTATGTGGGCAAAACATATACCGCAGTTATGGCCATAAACACGACTACAGCATAAGGATATGCTTGATGAATGACGTTACAGTTGTTACATCAGTTACTTACCCATCGCCTGAGTCACTGGCTCTGGTGGCTGATGTGCAATACCACGAACCATATCTGTCAGCCGCGCTAAACCGAAAATTCAGGGGAATTGTTGACCCTGGATTTTATGCTGGTTTCCTGCCGAAGCCTGGTGGTGGGATGAACCTGTTAATCACCTCAGTGGATGGTGATAAAACTGCTGGCGCTGCGTCAGTGGATATTGGTGAATTCTACCAGGTAACTATTCAGCACCGTAAGGATATTTCTCTTGCACTTAGTGCAGGCAAGAAATATGCAATTGTGCTGAAGGGAAGATACCTCCTTGGAGAGGATACCTATCAGGTTAATACCGCGTCACATATTCATGCGGCTGAATTTGTTGCCAGAACCTATACCGATTCATATCAGTTAGGAGATGGGGAGCTGCTTGTTTGTACGGTGAATATCCCTGCTGGCGTATCAGCCATTACCCAGGAGATGATTGATACATCCGAGCGTATTAACCGCACGATCGGCATTGATATTTCAGACTCTGTAACCAGTAGCAGAAGTGATGTTGCTGCAAGTTCGCTGGCAGTTAAAAAAGCCTACGATCTGGCGAAAAGCAAGTATACGGCGCAGGATGCAAGCACAACGCAAAAGGGATTAGTTCAGCTCAGTAGCGAAACTAACAGCGACAGCGAAACAATGGCGGCTACCCCTAAAGCCATTAAGTCTGTAAAAGATCTTGCTGATACCAAAGCGCCAATAGAAAGCCCGAGTCTGACAGGAACGCCAACCGCGCCGACGGCAGCGCAAGGTACAAATAGCACGCAGATCGCAAATACAGCCTTTGTTAAGGCAGCTATAACGGCACTTATCAACGGTGCACCTGGCACACTGGATACGCTTAAAGAAATAGCTGCTGCGATCAATAACGACCCGAATTTCAGCACAACTATCAACAATGCTCTGGCTCTTAAAGCTCCTTTAGCAAGTCCTGCATTAACGGGAATACCTACTGCGCCAACCGCTGCACAGGGTACGAATAACACGCAGATTGCTACGACCGCTTATGTAAGAGCTGCCATATCCGCATTGGTTGGTTCATCACCAGAAGCTCTTGATACCCTGAATGAGCTTGCCGCAGCACTTGGTAATGACCCGAACTTTGCGACAACAATGACAAATGCGCTGGCAGGCAAACAGCCTCTGGATGCAACTTTAACCGCGCTTGCGGGTCTTGCTACAGGCGCAAATAAATTGCCGTACTTTACCGGTACAGACACTGTTTCTCAGACTGACTTAACGTCAGTCGGTCGCGATATTCTGGCCAAAACAAGCGTCCTTGCTGTTATCCAATACCTTGGTTTAAGAGAACTCGGCACAAGCGGTGAAAAGATCCCCCTGTTGAGCACGGCTAACACATGGAGTGCACGCCAGACTTTTAACGGCGGGATCACCGGGGCGCTGACAGGGAACGCCGATACCGCGACGAAGTTGAAAACAGCACGGAAGATTAACAACGTTTCATTTGATGGTTCGGCAGACATAACGCTGACACCTGAGAACCTTGGCGTCACCAGTCTGACGTTTGAGAAAAACAACGGTGAAATGCCTATTGATGCTGACCTAAATACTTTCGGTCCCGTTGAGGCTTATCTTGGTGTCTGGTCCAAAGCAACATCCACCAACGCAACACTGGAGAAAAATTTCCCGGAAGATAATGCTGTCGGTGTGCTTGAGGTATTTGCTGCCGGAAATTTTGCAGGTACGCAACGCTTTACCACGAGAGACGGCAATGTATACATACGCAGACTCGCCAATAAGTGGAATGGCTCTGATGGTCCGTGGGGCATATGGCGTCACACTCAATCAGCTACCCGCCCTTTGAGTACGACTATAGACCTGAATACGCTTGGAGCCGCCGAACATCTTGGTTTATGGCGTAACAGTAGCTCGGCTATAGCTTCATATGAACGCAATTATCCAGAGGAAGGCGGCTTTGCTCAGGGGATGCTTGAGATCCTCGAAGGCGGGAATTATGGAAGAACGCAACGTTATACCACTCGCCGCGGAAATATGTATGTCCGCTGCCTTGCGGCAAGCTGGGATGCATCAAATCCGCAGTGGGAACCGTGGTTAAAAGTCGGTCATCAGTCAGAGAGTCGTTATTACGACGGGGATTTGAATGATGTGACTTCACCAGGTATTTACAGCGTTACAGGTAAAGCGACCAACGGTCCAATACTGGACGGAAACGGCGTGACAGTCCTCGGTATTCTGGAGGTGTTGAGGCGCTTTGATGGTGTTAACGTATGGCAGCGTTATACAACTGCCGGAACAGGTGCAACCCTTAAAGGTCGCACGTTTGAGCGCGTCTATACCGGTAGCTCGTGGAGCGAATGGCGGGAAGTCTACACCTCGTATTCACTTCCCCTGAATCTGGGTATCGGCGGTGCTGTGGCAAAGCTCACCAGCCTGGACTGGCAGACCTACGACTTTGTTCCGGGCAGTCTGATAACCGTTCGGCTTGATAATATGACCAATATTCCCGACGGTATGGACTGGGGCGTTATTGATGGCAACCTGATAAACATCGCTGTTGGCCCAAGTGATGATACCGGTACGGGACGCTCAATGCATGTATGGCGCAGCACTGTAAGTAAAGCCAACTACCGCTTTTTTATGGTGCGTATTTCAGGAAATCCGGGAAGCCGCACGATCACAGCAAGACGTGTGCCAATTATCGACGAAGCTCAGACATGGGGCGCGAAACAGACATTCAGTGCTGGCCTTTCTGGTGAACTGTCCGGCAATGCTGCGACAGCAACAAAGCTGAAAACAGCCCGTAAAATTAATAACGTTTCGTTTGATGGTTCCGGGGATATTGAGGTCCTTCCTGTTGGTGTTCCGCTGCCGTGGCCATCAGATACTGTGCCGTCTGGTTACGCCCTGATGCAGGGACAGACTTTTGACAAATCTGCATACCCGAAACTTGCAGCCGCTTATCCGTCAGGCGTGATCCCGGATATGCGTGGCTGGACAATCAAGGGCAAACCCGCCAGTGGTCGGGACGTATTGTCTCTGGAACAGGATGGCATTAAATCGCACACCCACAGCGCCAGCGCATCCAATACGGATTTGGGTACGAAAACCACATCTTCGTTTGATTACGGTACTAAATCAACGAATAACACAGGTGCACATACCCACAATGTATCTGGTACTGCAAATAGTGCTGGCGCACATACTCATACCGTGCCATTAAGGAGACCAAACAGTGGCGGTATGAATTTCGACTGGCTGGATGGTGCATCAAGTGGCACGGTGGTGGGGAATGGAACTGTGCCTTCTTCTGGCGCACATACCCACTCAGTATCAGGCACCGCTACAAGTGCTGGGGCACATGCACACACTGTTGGTATTGGCGCTCATACGCACTCTGTTGCGATTGGTTCACATGGACATACCATCACCGTTAACGCTGCTGGCAACGCGGAAAACACCGTTAAAAACATCGCATTTAATTATATTGTGAGGCTTGCATAATGGCATTCAGAATGAGTGAACAATCACGTACTGTAAAAATTTATAACCTGCTGGCCGGAACTAATGAGTTTATTGGTGAAGGTGACGCATATATTCCACCTCATACAGGGCTGCCAGCTAATTCTACAGATATCGCCCCACCGGAAATTCCTGCTGGCTTTGTGGCAGTTTTTAACAGTGAAAATGAATCGTGGAATATTGTTGAAGACCATCGTGGTAAAACGGTCTATGACGTGGCATCGGGGGACGCGTTGTTTATTTCTGAACCCGGACCGCTACCAGAGAATGTCACCTGGTTGTCGCCAGCAGGGGAATATCAGAAGTGGGACGGCGTATCCTGGGTGAAGGATGAGGAAGCAGAAAAACTGTTTCGGATACGGGAAGCGGAAGAGAAAAAGGCAAGGTTGATCCAGGAGGCAACAGATAACATCGCAATTCTGCAGGATGCAGTTAATCTTGAAATAGCAACAAACGAGGAAAATTCACAACTGGATTCCTGGAGAAAATACAGAGTATTAGTGAGTAGAATTGACACCAGTACAGCTCCGGATATCGTATGGCCAGAGCTGATGAATCAGGGTTATGTACGGGAGGACGAGCAGATAACTTCAGACTGAAATTTAGTGATGAATGTTGAATCATCAGGAATATCATGCAATACCAATGCATGAGCACCTATTGTGACATTGTTTCCTATACGCACTTTGCCACCAAGAATGGTGGCATTACAACCAATGGTCACATTATGTCCTATAACAATATCCATATCATTAAAATCACCACGTAGCCCAATAGTTACCCCTGGTTTTATTGAACAATTTTCACCGATTGTTACTTTGTGACCGATAACAACACTGTTGAGATAAGAAATATCAAAGCCTTTCCCTATATTTACAGTTAAAGGGACTGTTACATTATATTTATCAAGAATTAAACGTTCTATTTTCCCCGCAATCTTCCGACAGTATCCGCCTTTATCAAAAAGGTATTTGGCCATGCGCCACCAAAATAAATAACGAACTCTTCTATGTTTTATTGCGCGAACAATTGCCTTTCGCCAGGAGAAAGGACGCTCGCTACCGATTACTTCATAGTGAATACAGTCTTTAAGTTCATTAATATTCATGTCTCTATTATTCAGCATAATATAATAATGTGCCCAATTATTATAATGATTTTAATGGGTTATTTCTACTGATTATCCAGTGTGTCTGGCGGTTTTCGGTATTATCTGCCGGAACCATGCCTCATCCAGCGGGTATTTGCTGCCTGGGTTATCCGGTTTTACGGTCACTCCCTCAGGCCTCCGATTCTGGTCACGGCGGGTTTGTTATTTTCCAATGCGTCGGATGACCACTGCCGCAACTTCTGCACCATTTTTTGGGAGCGGGATTCCACTCCTACGCAACCTGCGCTTTTTGTGCAGCCTGTTTTGCGTGCTGTCCCGGATTTTTGAGTTTCATTCTGCCTCCATGAGCCTATCAGAGACGACACCAATCCACTTAAGCACGATGCCAAGACCATCAAGGAGCTGCGTCAGAGGCCCAGCACAATGTTCTGCTTGATCGGCATAGGGGGGGAGCACAAGGCTGCGCCCCTGCCACACCACCCGGCATGCAGGTCCGTACCGGGCTTCCCCGGCTTCTGACGCAATGTTCTGTCAAGAGTCATATCTTTTGGCTTTCCTTCTCGTTCGGCCCTTCGTCGGAGTCCTGACTACTACGGCCTCTGCTGACTTCTCGCTCCGTCTTACGACGTTGCCCTTTCAGGCATGAGGCGAGAACTCCCCAGGTAAGAACGCGATCCTTCCCCGCACAACCGTCGGATCTACGCGACTTTGTCACGAAAGCTTCGCAGTGATGTGCCTGCTCGCCTTGCTCCATCGCGCCTCATATCCGATTCTTGTTCATCGGCTCACGGGTTCATTCCGTGCTTCCTCCCCACGCCCGGTCGCCCTCACGCAGTTGCACTTCCTTTCGCTCGCTGTGGTCAGCTCGCGGGAGGGCTTTCACCTCCAAGATCGCGCCCATGCTGGGCGCACACATCCTCCACGCTCTAAAGGACGTGGAGGATGTCAAGTAACATGACCGGTTGAGAAGTTACTTTGCATACCATTACCTCCTGACAACGTAGGAGGGAACTTGTGCTTGACACACAGGAATTAGCTCCAGTTGCTATTGCGCTCCTGCTTTCAGTAATTGGTGGGATAGGCACGTTCCTGATGGATGTCCGAGACGGTCGCCAGTCTGGCAATTTGTTGGGATTGGTTACGGAGATCTTTGTTGCAGTGACAGCTGGCGCGGTGGCGTACCTATTGGGGCAACACAAGGGCTGGGAGTTATCAATTACGTACTTAATGGTAACGATAGCCAGCAATAACGGTCATGAGGTGATTTCAGGGATGAAACGAGTGAATATCGATAGCATTCTGAATGTTCTTACAAGTTTGGTGAAAAAGGGAGGCGGGAAATGATTGGCTGGGGTGTATGCGTTCTTGCGTTAGCCTTAGCCGATCGCTATTTGCTAAAACGCAAGGACATCACGCATTTAGAACTTGGTGATGTGGAAATTAAACCGGGTTTCATCCGGGTGCCGTTCAAATACCGGTCTAAATTCCCGTTTTTGCGCGGCGCAACGGTCAGATATTGGATCCGCGATGTTCAGAAGCCGACGACAGTGATTGAAGGCGAACAACGTTGTCTGACGTCGGCTGAACAGGGCGAAAACAGTGAATGGTTGTACATACCCACTGAATATATGGGTAAAGGAGAACGGCTGTGGCATTTCAACGTCATGGTTACGCATGGCGACTCGTTCATTAACCCGTTGTATCGGATTTTCCCTGTTACTCAGCAAATCCGCAGAAGTTACGTAATAAATCTCGCACAGGATGTGTCAGATGACGAAAAATAAGTATGCAACGGTCGATTTTGACCAGGTTAATGAAAAGGGGCTGAAATCCCTTATCGCGGCGATCAATAAAACCAGTGTTACGGTAATTGAGGTTGACTCCAGCAACCGCGCAACAACGAAAGATGGCGTTAAAGTTAAAACCGCAAAGCTGGTTCTTAACGACGGACAAATTCTTGCCATACAGGTAAACGATACTGGCGATATATCGTCTGTGAGGCTGAATGGAAAAGCTATTCCTAACGCTCAATCGCCGGATATCAAGACGCTTGGTACCGTCATGGGACAGGCGGCCCGTAAAAACTCCGCAAAATTCCAGAAATCACTGATCGCCAAAGCGAAGCGTGTTGCCAATCCGGTAGACAAGAAACCGGCAGTTAAATCCAACTTTCAGCGCCTGCAAGAAGCAAAACAGCGGAATGCTCAGGTGGTTGCCGCTTATAAGTCCGCGCAGAATTCGGTGTCTTTCAATCAACAGCAGATCACTGATTTGCGGGCGAAGCTGGATAAGGAGACGGGCCGACTCAATAACGAAAAGGCACGGAATGGCGAACTCAAACGTCGTCTTAAGCAACTGAAAGCAGGAAATTAACATGGAACAGTTCAATATCAATAAAGGGGTGACGATCAAGCCTGGGCTTGACGTGCTTCCCCCGCCAGTGACTGATGATGAATATCGCGCATTAATGGCCGGTGAGGACCGCTATCTGATGACGGAATCCAACACCCTGGAGGAAATCGAGGCTACGTTCTTCTATGACACGCCGATCCACTGGTGTGCTACGGATTTACTGGAGGCGATTAGTTCTACTCGTTTGCAGTTACACAGGACCATGCAGGCATTTGTCCGGGCATTGAACCAGAAGCTGAATGGTACCGGAATCTCTGCGGGGAGTGATAAAACGGGGGATGTGGCCCAGAGCGGCGCGCGCGCGATCGGCGGCGCTGAAATTGGCCGGGCACGTAACGTTAACGGGCTGCCGGTCTTGCCAGCCATTATTCCGCTCAGTGATGGTCAGACTATCAGCATTCTGTTTCATAGCCCGACAGCGGAAAACCGGATCACCAATAGCGATACGCTGGTTGCTTTCCAGTTCTTACTGAATAAAAAAGACGTTACTCACACCGTTGCTCCGATGAGTGGACGTGATATGACGTTGGCGCAGGTCACCATGAAACTTGCCAACCTTGCAGAGAAAAACTCGGCAAAATTCCAGCGTGCGCAGAAGAAGAAAAAAGCCCTTGTTGATGAAATAACCCAACTACAGGCTGACAGTGACCAGAAAGAGGATGCCATGAGCGACCTCGCGGATCAGGTGGCAGCGGTAGAAGGGCAGAAGGCAGATCTGGAGCAGAAAATTAACGCTGTTGCATCGGAAGCGGATTCTCTTTATGAAGAGAATGAGCGTTTGCAGACGGAGATTGATCAGCTCAATCGCACTGGTGGGCGCGATACCATTGCTCCAGCGGGGATGACTGGTGGGCACTCTCGCGCGCTGACGGATCGCCTTGCCAGTATCAAAAATCGTATGCATATGGACGGGGAAGTGACGCTCAGTAATGGTGCATCAATGAAGCAATTCATTGAGGACGGCGAAGGGTATATCCAGTTAAGCGATTCGGATGGCAGCGTGTACATGATCAAGGCTAAATCCATACAGGGTGTGGACATGGCAGATGCGATCGGCAAGCTGTTTAAAGCCTATAAAGCGGGTAATGTATCGGAATACCTGGTCCAACCAGAAGAACATAAACCGGAAAACGTCGAACCTGAACCAGCGGAGGATACCGGTAGCTTTTCGCCTGAACCAGAAGTCTCTGTAGGTGCATATCGATATGCCCTGCAAATGCGTCCGGCGGCCCCTGGCGCAATACCTGAAGGTAACAAAGCAATTCTGCCGCGCCCTGATGAAGGTGACCCGTATTATGAATATGCACGCTACGGCATTGCTACTTACGATACCCCGCTTTCTGATCAGCAAATGAGTGAGTACGACCTGAAGTTATTGCCTCGCGAGGATTCTTTCGACTTCCTGGCGAAGACACTTACTAATGGTCCGTTTGGCAAATATGCACAAAAAGCTCTGGAGCTGGCCACCAGCTCACCAGACGAGTTCCGCGTAATGCTGAAAACTCAGTTTCAAAAAACTTTCCCCAATATTGCGTTTCCGGGGGGCGCTGGCACCGAGAAAATGGTGCAGAGCATGATCAATGCATTGCAGGCCGAAGTCGGTGAGATTACTCAGCCAGAACCTGCCTCGGCACAGCCTGATGAAACGGTTAGCGAAGCAGATGCAGCGGCTAATAAAGCCATTGAATATCTCAATAACGTGATGGATATGCAAAGCACTGACATGGCGGAGATCCGTAACGCCCGGGGCAATGTCCGGGAAGCGATTGCAGCCCTTCAGGCTGCCGGACGTTTTGAGGAAAACGAAGAGCTGGTTAACGGCGCAGCTCGCCACCTGGCTGATCTGTTGGTAGCAATCCAGAAAGCGGGGGTAGCGGCATGACACTATCAGCTATTGAGTTAATGGATCTCAGCGATAAGTTGGATGCTCTGATGTCCAAAGCGGCGACCGCGAGTGGCATGGAGTTGCTGGATATCAGCGATGAAATTGACCAGATCATGCAACAGATGGGGTACGGCGCGTCCGGCGGTGGTAGTGGCGAGGAAAAACAACCTTCGGAACATGATGGTGTGCCAAAACTGGTTGCTGATTTCCTGGCTGATAAATTCGTCGATCAGAGCACCGATGCATTTATCGGTACCTTGCAGGATTTGAGTCAATATGTTGGCACATACATCGACCTGGACCAGGTTAAACAGCACACGGCGGCATGGATAGCCGCCAACATTAAAGAGGCAGCGTGACATCCTCCACGCCCTTCGGGGTGTGGATTCCTGCTATGTTCAGGCTGTCGCCTGAATCATTTCGGAGGGTTCCTGCTTCAACGGGCGGTCTGACTGCACCATCCCTCCACAGGCAAGCACGGCGTGCCCCGCCGCTAAAATGTTACGAGCGCCGTTTACATCGGCGTTCGCTGTATATCCACATACCTGGCATCTGAATTTACTTTGTGACAGGCGATTTTCTTTCGCGGTATGACCACAGCACGCGCAACGCTGGCTTGTGTACGCTGGCGGCACTGCCAGTACCTGACCGCCATGCCAGAGCTGCTTATACTCAAGCTGGCGGCGCATTTCATACCAGCCCTGATCCAGTATCGAACGGTTTAAACCTGATTTTGCCCGGACATTGCGACCCGGCTGACTTATCGTACCCGCCGCTGACTTTGACATGTGTTTAACCTTCAAATCCTCAATGACAATCATTGCGTGGTTTTTGCTGATGATCGTTGTGACTTTATGAAGGTAGTCTCTGCGGATATTTGCGATACGGGAGTGCAGTTGCTGTATTTTGCGTTTCTGCTTCTGCCAGTTGTTGCTGAATCTGACCTTGCGGCTTAACTGGCGCTGAAGTCTCGCCAGCTTTTTCTGGTTTTTCTGGAAACTGTTTACAGGCTCAAAGACTGTGCCATCTGACAGCGTGGCGAGTTTAGCCACGCCAGCATCCAGTCCGACCATTGATACTGAAGGGTGAACAGGAGTGGATACCTCTCTTTCTGTCTGAATACTGATGTACCACTTACCGCAGGACTGGCTGACAGTGACATTTTTCACAACACCCGTGACCTGACGGCTATTCCGGTAGCGCATCCAGCCAAGTTTCGGCAGAAAAATACGGCTGTTTTCCTGATCGAGCTTAACGCCCTGCGGGTAGCGGAATGCATCATTCTGTCCCCGCTTTTTGAATCGGGGAAAAGCAGCCCGATTCTGGAAGAAGTTTTTGTAAGCCCGCTCAAGGTCTTTCAGTGACTGTTGCAATGGCTGTGAGGGAGAATCTTTAAGCCATTCGGTTTCAGTGTCTTTTTTCCACTCAACCAACCAGGAAGCCATTTTCGTGTAAGGGATGTATTTTTTACCGGCCTCATGATTCTCATTCTGAAGCGCCAGAGCACGATTGAAAACGAAACGACATGCGCCTGCGAAGCGCCTCATTTCACGCTCCTGTTGACCATCTGGTCTTAATCGGAATTTGAATGACACCTGTTGTTTCATGTCACTATTTTAAGCAAAAATAGCCGGGAGGAAAACTGTGCCTTATATCCCCACTATGAGGAGCGTGGGGAGCGGCACATTGGATAAGGCGTAACAGGGATGAGCTTAAGCGATCAGGTGGTTATGGCCACCAGCATAGAAACGCTGATCGAGCTGCTAAAGAACCTGCCCGATTACGGGCGGGTTTCGTATGTGGTGACAGCGAAGGGAGACGAGGTAAAAACGGCGTTTGATATCGTCGATGCCTCAGCTCTTTTGGTATCCAATACTCTGGATGGGAAAATTAATCCTGACTATCCCCAGGAACTTCAGCCGCGCGATCGGACCCGCGCATCCAGCCTTCTTCAGGTTAACCAGATATCCAAGGATTTGCGTCCTGCCCAGCTTACCGATTCCGGTTTATCCAGCCATGGCGCGCCGATAATTGGTGAGGACAATGCCGTTGAGTCAGGTAATGGGCGGACCATGGGGATCATCAAAGCCTATCAGGACGGCAATGCGGATCGGTATCGTGAGTACCTGATTGAACATGCGACCGAATTCGGCATACGACCTGAAAAGGTTGAATCAATGACGGCTCCGGTACTGGTGCGCCGCCGGTTAACTAAGGTTGACCGTGTTCAGTTTGCCAAGGACTCAAATATTTCTGATCTCCAGGAAATGGCAGCCAGTGAAAAGGCTTTTGTTGATGCCGACAGCATAACTCCGGCGATGATGGCGCTGTTTAACCCATCAGAAAGCGGAGATCTGCTTAGCCGCAGTAATGACGCGTTTATTCGCGGATTCATGACGCAAGTTGGTGCCACACAGGCTGCTGGCCTTGTAACGGAAGATGGGCGACCAACACGGCAACTTGTTGACCGTATACAAAACGCGATCTTTGCCAAGGCATATAAGGATGCGCGCCTGGTAAGAATGGTTGCAGAAGAACCTGATCCGGATATGCGTAATGTTCTGACGGCGCTTAATGCGGCAGCCAATGATTTTGTCCAGATGCAGGCTTTATCAGGAGAAGCGCACAAGCAGGCTGTGACAACTATTGTTGATGGTATTGAGACAGCGGATAGTCTCGATAAAAAGGCGCTGGCGGCATTGAAAGATGCGGTAGACCTGGTAAGGCAATCGAAGGAGTCAGGCCAACATATTACCGATGTTATTGCTCAGGGGGATATGTTCAGCGAAACAGCCCCGGAAGTGAAAGCTCTCGCGTTGTTCATCGTCGCGAATAACCGTAGCGCGAAGCGTATGGCCACCGCCTTTAAATTGATGGCTCAACGTATCAATGATGAGTTACAGCACCAGGGCCAGGCGCTGGGGGATATGTTTGGCGGTGGTGATGTGTCGTTACAGGATATCCTTCGCCAGGTGTCTCAGGAACTGGAAAACGAAGGCATGCAAGGGATATCCGGCGGTCTTTTCGAGTCCGTTTCCGGCGGTAGTTACAACGGTGTTGCTCCATATACCAGTTTGCTATTACATCGGGCATCCGGCATCAAAGACATTATTCATCTGATCAGGCTGCTTTCCCGTACAGATCCCCAGGATGAACAGCTTGTACAAGTGCTTGCGCATTTTGTTCGAATGCCTGTTGCCGACGTGAATAAATGGTGCCGATTATTCGGTATCAGCAATTCGTTACTTCGCGGATTGTTAAATCACGCATCCTCCCTTGGGCGCGACGGCTTTGATGAGATAGCGCAGGCGATAAAAAACGGAGATATGCCACCAGCTATTGACTGGTTTTCCATTCGCCCAACCAGGGTGAAAGCATTCCTTAGCGCGGCGCATTCGGCATCACCATTGGCAGAAATGATTCAGAGGTTGTCGCTCATATTCACAGACCATACCGCGTTGGGTGATCTGACTCTGGACGAGATGAAAGAAGCCTCCATTCAGTGGGCCGATCAACAAAATGAGGTTAACTCAGACTTCTTGCCAGCATTCAGGAAGGCCGTTAGTAAAGCGGATGATGCCCGTGGAATTCTGAAGGCATTTAAGGCATTGCAAAGTCGGGTTAATAAACATGTCGGTGATATCGATGGGGTAACGGCGGAAGGCAGGGATATCCTTAAAGAGCACGGCATAACGCCAGAGTTTATTGATGAGATCAGGACGGATATGCAGCGTGAGGTCGTATCGTCCCTGCAAATCGTAGCCAGAGCGTTGGCAGATGCTAATCCGAAGAGTGCGTCCATTGTTAACCGGGTTATTGGTGATATTGAAGCATCGGAGGGCATGGGGGCGCTGAAACTCTTCCTTTCGCGAGCGTTTAATCCTAACGGCAATATTCTCCCTGGCATTATTGGTGAGGCTAAAAAGTATGTCAGTGAAGAAGAACTTGAGCAGCTTGACCAACTACTTAAGCGATTCTCATATAACCCGCAGACACGCTGGCAAATGAATCAGCGAAGTATGGGTTCGGTCCACGAGAAAGTGTTATCTGCCATGAACAGTGCGATCGCAAACTCATCCGTATCTGAAGAAAAAGCTCTTGAGTGGGCAGACTCTTTTATCACAGAAGAAGTGGAAGAAGCCCGCGCTGGACAGAATGGTGGGATAGACCTGCGCAAGGAACTTGCTGATATTTATCGCCTGACTGGCGGGAAAATATCGACCTTATCAAAGGTAGTTCACCACCAGGGAAGGGCATATGCAAATCTAAATGGTGTTGTTGCTGTCAATTTGAACGATGAAAATGCAAGTGCACTGTGGCACGAGCTGGGTCATCATCTTGAGTACAGTAACCCTGGTTTGTTAGAGAAAGCCCGGTCATTCCTGAAGGCCAATGTTGAAGGGGATAAGCCATCTTTCGTCAATATTGGTGGGCGTGGCAAGCCTGAATGGTGCTTCAGATCTCGATTGAGTAATATTTATATGGCGAAGGTATACCCGCCAGCCTCAGTAAGTAACACCGGGAAAATTCGGCAGAAATCACCGACTATTTCCAAAACGTCAGCAACGGAAGTATTCTCTATGGCTCTTCAGTTGTATCATGACAAAGAGGCCGCTGCCGCATCACTGATGAATGGTGACGGATTGCTGGAACTGTTATTAGGTGTGGCAAAGGAGCTAAATAATGCAGATTAAAATCGCAGCGCCATTAGGTGGAGATGCCATTATCGAATTTGATGATAATGAAGAAGTTTCCGGGCGTTTAAGCATTATCTCCGGTGACATTACCGAGGACATGATCGCTGAAGCCATAGCTGGGGCAAATCCCAATAGCTATATGGGATTCGTTAACACCCTTGATGCTCCCGCAAGTGATGTTCTCCGAACGCTGCATCTTTACGCTGGCTGGTTTGTTGATTGGCCAGCAGTAGATGGTGGCGATGAGGACGACGACGATGATTTTGGTGATCATGTAGACCAGATCGTATATTGAAGAAATCCCGCCAATCGGCGGGATTTTTACCTCACGAGAAGCTTTTTTCTGATGTCAGCCAACAGTGCTCGTGCAAATCTCTTGGTGGTTTTTCGACAAATGCCTCTTCAGCCACATCCTGCCAGGGGATTTGTTTAGCCCATTCAGTTATAGCGTTATGGTTTGCCGAGAATAACGGTATTGTATAGGCCTTCAGCCAGTCTAATGTGCTGGAGTTGTGTTTTTGAGCGTGATGTTTCGCATGGTGTTTGGCGATCACGATCGTAGGCACTACCCATTTACTACCGTCAGTCATTGTGAAGTGCATATTACGGGGAACAGATGACTTTTCCATCAACTCCCGAATCCCGGGGAATTTCCCCAAGATCAATCGGCGATATTCATCGCTATTGCGCCCACCAAACTCTTTGGCTCTGAATTCAAGATATGCTTCAGAAACGAGAGGTGAATCCTCTGTGTTTAGAGTTATCGCCGTGAAAAAACCAGCAGGATTGTTTTTACTATGGGCCAACCGGTGATGCGAATCATAAAAGTACCCTTTCTCGCGTTCCGATGGTTTCGACAGCAACAGCAGGCGCGAGTCATAATTGGTTAAATTGCCAGTTATCACTGCATGAGCGCGATCGCTGATTTCCGCCGAGTTAATAACGATGAAAAGATCGTGCGGTCCAGTAAAACCAGCCAGAGACTCTTCGTTATTCAGACAATAGGTTATATAGACGCATCCCCATGTTTCACTGATATGCACCAACCCTTTGTCAGGGTGTATTCTGAAATAATTGCCAAGAAAAGGGTGTTTTTGGGTAACTCGCTCCCAATAACGGAACATATAGTCAATTATTGTTTTTCGACTATCGTTAATCGCAGGAGAAACAACCACTGTACGGGAACACGAATACAGTATTGTTTGCAGGATGCTAATCACTGCCACAATAGAGGTTTCCCCAATACCATGTGGTGTGGTGGCAGTGACTTTGGCTCCGGTGTTCTTTATCGCGTTAATAATTTTTGCTTGATGAGGTGTTAACTCAATATCAAGCAACTCTTTTGCTGCCAGTTCCCAATTGTCTTTATACCGTTCTATCAGTGCTAACCAGGCAGATTCATTCTGTATACGATTAATCACTTTCCACCTCTTCCGTGGTGTTTTCTTGCAGTTCTGTTAATGCAGCACGACATAGGTTCCGGGCATTGGCTATAGCCACACTTTTGACTTCATCCGTCATCGTGCAGGTAATGTACTGATCGAGTTCTTCAGCGCGGATGATGCTTTTGCCAATCAGAAACTGTATTTGCCATAGCAGATCGGCATCCATAATCAGAATTTCTGCCGGGCCTTCAGGGCCAGCCGGGAAGGAAACATAAGACTGTTTGCCCAGGCCGACAACTCGACAACTTGCTTCAAGAATTGCGCGCTTGAGGTCTGGCTTTATAACGGAAACAGGTTGATTCTCACCAGTGATTACGCCGTTGACATGGAAAGGCATGTAGCTTGAAATACGCTCCACTTTCCACACGCCAGCAAGCGATCCTTCATGCAGCACAATGGGGGTAACCGCGAGTTTCATCTCACCATATAACTGCTGGCAGATAGCTGGATTGCTGAATACATCTAAAGGCTCACATTCAAACAGCGGCGCAATCTGCATGAGGTCCATCATGGTCATCCCTGGGGTGCGAGCAGTAATGAATTTGCGCATACCAGTATCCATTGCGCTCCAGATTGCTACACCATGCTTTTTGCTCACTTCTTCAGTAAAGCCAAGGTGGCACATGATGGTTTTTTCGATAGCCAGATCGGAGATAGAAACCTTTTCGCCAGGTACACCATCATTATTGATGGTCACTTCGACACTCTGGCCATTACGCAGGCGGTATTGAATTGCTTTAGTATTTTGTGCTGCCATAGTCTTTTCTCTGCTTAAAAACTGATGTATTGCGCCTTCAGGTGGGTCAGGAATGTTTTCCCACCAGCGAAAGCAATATCTCGGGGTGTTCTTTTCGTGAAAAGCGCGTTCCATTGCCAACTTTGGCGTTTTTTAGCGAGTTCGTGCTTTTGTTGGCGTTTGGACCACCGCTTTTCTTTCAGTCGTTTTTTACTCATAAACTCTAAAACGGAATATCGTCTTCAAAGTCCATTGGAGGTTCGTTATTGGCGCTGCTCTGAGGTTTGCCGCCACCGCTGTATTGCTGGTGGTTTTGAGGTTGGTTTGACTGCCCCCAGCCATTTGAGGACTGTGAATCGTCGCGGCGAGCGCCGATCATTTGCATGGTGCCGCCCTGGCTGACGATAATTTCCGTCGTGTAACGTTCTACACCGGCGTCATCTGTCCACTTACGGGTTTTAAGTTTCCCTTCGATGTAGACCTGAGAACCTTTTCGTAAATACTCACTCGCAATTTCAGCAAGTTTTCCGAACAAAACGACTTTATGCCATTCTGTTTGCTCTTTCTGTTGGCCTGTTTGCTTGTCGCGCCATGATTCATTCGTTGCGATGCTGAGTCTTCCGACTGCTCCGCCATTTGGTATATACCTGATATCTGGGTCTTGTCCCAGGGTACCTATCAGGATGACTTTATTTACACCGCGTTGTGCCACTTATCTCACCTAATAAAATAAATTAATTAGAGCAATAATGTATATCTTTGAAACGTAGCTAACAAGTGATTTGCATTATCCTGTACCTTCTAAAGGGATCGAGTCAGTCGGTATTGGCTGTGAATGGGTGTTTGTCCTGGAGCGTAAAAAATTCGCTTATGAGGTCTTTATGAAGGGAAAAACAGCCGCAGGAGGCGGTGCAATTTGCGCTATCGCGGTGATGATTACCATCGTGATGGGTAATGGCAATGTGCGAACCAACCAGGCGGGGCTTGAGCTGATTGGTAACGCTGAAGGTTGCCGACGTGATCCATACATGTGCCCGGCGGGTGTATGGACTGACGGGATTGGTAATACACACGGGGTAACGCCAGGCGTGCGAAAAACCGACCAGCAAATCGCCGCTGATTGGGAAAAGAATATCCTGATCGCTGAACGCTGTATTAACCAGCACTTCCGGGGCAAAGACATGCCCGATAATGCCTTCAGCGCAATGACAAGCGCGGCATTCAATATGGGATGCAATAGCTTACGGACCTACTACAGCAAAGCGCGAGGCATGCGAGTAGAAACGTCCATCCACAAGTGGGCGCAGAAAGGGGAATGGGTGAATATGTGTAACCATCTCCCTGATTTCGTGAACAGTAACGGCGTGCCCCTGCGAGGTTTAAAGATTCGCCGTGAAAAAGAACGCCAGCTTTGCCTGACGGGACTGGTCAATGAATAAACTCCGGCAGCTCCGCCGACTTTCGACAATGAAGTTATCGCTGGCGGCGATAGTTTTCGACTCGATTTTCATGGCGGTATATGTGCTCAATGAGACGTGGCCACTGGAACCGCTATTGTATGCCGGGCTTCGGCTGTGCCTGACATTTTTGAGCATGGCTGCAAGATTGATGCAGCAGAAAGAAACCGCTTCAGATTGTCCACGCCGCGCGGTGCGCAAATATATGGCTCGCAGGCGAAGGCGATAATAGTTAACGAGAACCCCGGCAGCCGCCGGGGTTATTTTTGGTGGTTATTTAAACGGATTGATTGAATTATTGAACGTGATGATGCTTGTCTCACGCGGTGCCTGGACGTTAGCCGCTTGCGGAACCTCCTTAATTTTCTTGGTGACAGGCAAGTTGCGTGCGCCAACTTTGATCAGAGATTCGAAAAGTGTGGCAACGATTTTTGCATCACCAGGTTCTTTGAGGCGGAATGCGTCTTTTTGGGCGGCGGAGACGAAGATCGGGAGGTTATCCAGTTCGTCTTGCATTGCTGCCAGCACATCGTCGCGGATACCCGCTGTTTCCTCCAGCAAAGCGATTCGCGCTTCAGCATCTGCGATCTTGGCCATTGCTTCGAGGTGGCGGCCCTGGCTTTCGAGTAGTGCGGTTTCCAGTTCTGCCGTACGCTCTGTTGCCTCCACCATCATTTCCAGTTCAGCCATTTTGCCGTAATGGGATATAACTGCCTGCACTGACTCGTCGGAGTACCCATGCGCCGCCAGGGACTCTGCCAGTAGAGATTTAGAATCCGCGCTTTCAAACATTCCGGCGCTGGCAGGATGATCCAGACTGATATAGTTCGGCGTTGTCACATAATCCACACCATGGAAGCTGGTGGTTACAGCGATTTTCCCGGACTCACGCCCGCCAGTGGCCCAGCTCCAGCCACCAGCTCGGCTTTCGATCATCGCGGCGACAATTTTACCCGGCTCTGTGTTAAGAATTTCCTGTGTATGGGTAACGATGCCGTTGTCGTCAACAGATATAGCCACTGTGCGGCACGCTGGAACATTGTCGATTACGACCGGGCGACCTTCCACCATGATCACGCTGGTTTCTGGTACTTCCAGTTTGCCAGTCAGCTGTCGGCGACCGTGACCGTAATAGCCGAAAAGCTCTCCAAGGCGTAAACCTTCCTGAGTTTCCTTGCTTTCAAGCATGGTCTTGACCGCGCTTAATACATACTGTCGCCCGTTCTGACGACCTTTTCGAGCATTGCTATAGAGACAAAAGCGGTCAGTGACCGTTTTCAAAACATCAGTCATTATCGTTTCCCTCTTTAAAGACCGATTCAAGGATTTGCGCCAGTTCCTGTGGCGGTGTTTTGATGATGGAATCCATCAGGTGATCGTCGTCCTCGCTTTTAGCTTTCAGTTCGTTCACCAGTGCTTCAGAGATTTTTTCGTCAATCTCCAGCACATCGCTGAACAGGTAACGTTTGAATGCATCGGAATTAGCGAGGACGCTGTTATTGCTGACGGCATCGAGGATTTGCGTAACGATGGTGGCGTAGTTCGCCTGCGAGTCGCGGTTATCGTTGTGCTCTTGTTGCAGAGCGGTATTAACGGAGTGGAATTCGATTTTGTACGGGCGATCACCTTCCGGGTATACCTTGCCGTACTTGAAAGCAAGATGAATATCGATAGCCCGCTGAATGAACTCTTCTACGCCCTGCTGGATCCATGAGGCGCGCATGGCGGCCTGAATTGCCGTGCGCAGGAATCCACCTTCACCAAGCCCGCCGGACATTTGATCTGCCCACCCCAGGAGGGTGTAATCGAGGCCAAGTGCTGCCGCCAGCTGGCGCATATAGGTGAGAATGTCTTCAATGCCGTTGATGTCAGCCTGGATGGTCTGAGTATCAATAGTCATCTGTCCCTTGCCGTCGCCCATAATAGGCAGCAGGGTATTGGTCACCGTAGGCATGTTATTCGCGCCGCGTGCGCGCTTTTCCATCAGGTCAGCTGCTCGTTTAAGCGTCTGAGTAATGGTGCGCGAATAATCGGCTGCTTTTACCGGATCCAGACTATTCATCGCCAGGCCGATGATTCGGTCAATTTTCGACGCATTAAAACGCGTTGCCTTCAGCGAGCGGATCGCCGAACGCAGATTCATGTACGGCTCGTAGGCATATTCGAGCAAGCTGGTCCCGTAATTCTGGGTTTCAATCGGCGTGCGCTCTTCCGGATCATCCAGCAGGCTGTAAGCCTTATGGCCAGTGTGCACCGGCATAAGGTTTGACTTAGGCCGCCAATAGGGGATTTTCATAGGGATAATGGCCCACGGATCGGCGAAAACCATTTTCCCTGACGCATCCTTCAGATAATCGCCGCTAAATCCCGCCAGGTTGCCGCTGACCTCGAACTCTTTGATGAAGCCCGGAAGGGTGTAATAGGAGCACTCAAAAGACGTGATCCCTATTCCTTCTTTGGCGTATGGCCTGACATAAGCCACCCCAAATACAGACATGATAAATGCCCACCCGGCGACCTCTTTGTTGATGGTTCGCCCGATGTCGTTCATCAGCTCGTCACACAACGCCTGCGCGGCGTCATAGTCACTATCGTTTCCGTTATGTACCGGCACGATAGAGAAGGTTTGTCCGGTCTTCTTATCGAAAGAGAGCGCGTGCGTAATATGGATGTTCAGCGCGGTGGCGATCGTGCTGTAAACCGCCATCTCTTCGAGTAGCGGATAGCGTTGCAAGCGGTCTTCCGGCAGTTGAACTTCATCAAAGATAAAGCGACTTCCGTCCACCAGCCCATCGCCAGCCATGCCACTATCGCCCGGTTTGCCGCCTAAGAAGCCGGACAGTTGTACCGGTGCCCCTGCGCGAGAAAACAAATACCCACTTCCGCCGTGCACAGCCAGCGCGGACAGGAGGATGTTGTCCCGTTCTCCGTTGTCTTTAAAAACCCCCGCCAGCGCCTTCCTGACCGAGGATAGCGTGATTTTATTGTCTGCCAAGATTGCACCTTAATTAGAATAATTCGCATCGTGTTTGAACGGAATTTAACACTAGTCACTTGTTAAGGATTACCAATGAACAAGCTATCTATGGGGGTGTTTCGCTGTTCAAGTGTCAGCGAAATATTGAAATACATTAGGGCAATAACATCTCACCGAGCGCCGATTAGATACGGCGTGGAAAAGGTGGAAGGCAAAAGCTATGACCGACTACGCCGGGAGGCGAATCAGAAGGCGATAGATTTGCTTAATTCGCTGGTGGACGGCGCGACACTGACAGATGAACAGCGCCAGATCCTGGCTGGGTACACCGGTGAAGGCGGCATTGGCGGGTCCGTCTCCGAATATTACACACCAAAGCCGATCGCTGAAGGTGTCTGGGAGATCATGAAGCTCTACGGCGCGGACGTAGGTAACACTCTGGAACCATCGGCGGGGACCGGCGTTTTTAATGAGACAAAACCGGTTGGTACGGTGATGACCGCGACTGAGATCAGCAGTGTTTCCGGTCGTATAAACCAGTTGTTACACCCGGAAGACAGCGTACAGATTTCCCCGTTCGAACAGCTGGCTATAAGCACGCCTAACGATTCATTCGACCATGTTGTGGGTAACGTTCCGTTCGGCGGTCGTGATAACACACGCAACATCGATAAGCCTTACGCAGAAGAAACGGACATGGGTTCTTACTTCATGCTCCGCATGCTGGACAAGATAAAGCCTGGCGGATTCATGTGTGTGATTGTGCCGCCGTCCATTGTTTCAGGTTCAAGCATGAAGCGGTTACGCCTGCGCCTATCACGGAAAGCTGAATTTCTTGGCGCTCACCGCTTGCCTACCGGTACTTTTGATGCTAACGGGACCAGTACGGTCGTAGATGTGGTGCTGATGCGCAAACATCCGGCAGAGATGGCTGAGAAAATCCCCCTGGTGGATGAAGGCACTCTTGAATCGGCAAATGTGCTTTGGCCAACGTTTATTTCTGGCAAGTGGTTTGAAAAGGATGGCCGCCGGTTTGTTCATGGCACCCAGGAAAAGGGCTTCCAGGGGCGTATTGAGGTTCGTGCCGACGGTCAGATTGATAACCAGGCTCTTAAAGCGAAGCTGATTCATCGTTTCGAAAGCCGTATCGACTGGTCTTTGCTCGATATGGCTGAACCGTCACCGACCGCAGACGTTGTTGGTGAAGGGGAAATGCGCCTGATTAATGGTGTATGGCAAAAATATGCTGGTGGTCGCTGGATTGAAGCTGATGCCGGGAAGGAACTTAAGATCGATGCTGCCAGTTATGGCGCGGATAGCTGGGAGGCTCTTCAGCGTAACCTGACTACAACAGAAGGCCGTCTCGGCATGACATTTACCCAGATGGCAAATGTCCGCGATAAGTACACCACATCAATCAGCGACGATATGGTGCAGCTGGTGGACTGGATTAACAGCCAGCCTGAAAAATACCGTGAACGCTTGTATCGCGGGGCGATGATTGGCCGGATGTTAATTGAATATCAGGACATGAAGGCCGCCGGGCATAGTGCTGAACAAATCGAACAGCAGCGCCTTTCTCTGGTATCCCGTTTGCAGGCAGAGATTGACCGTTTTGGTAACCCCGGTCGCGGTCCGATAGCGAAATTATCGGGGAGCGGTGCGCGCGCCTGGTTTGCTTTCCGTGGTGCAATTAAGCTGGATGGCACTATTTCTGACGAGCTGACAGGAAAACTGGTTACGCATGATTCCAGCGCCAGTTATGACTCCACCAGCTATCAGGACACCCTGCGTTATCTCTACAGTGATCTCACTCGCGATCCAATCCAGCTCGATGATTTCCGCCTTGCGTTTACCGGCGAACTGCCAGCCAGTGATGACGAGTTGCTTAATTTATTGGCCAGCACCCCTGGCATTGCGGTTTCACCGTATGGCGGGATTGTTCCGTTCGCCCGCGCCACCAGCGGCGACATTAACGAGATAGTGGCACCAAAACAGGAATTCCTTGCCACACTCCCCGACGGTCCAGTAAAGAACAACGTCCTTAATCAGCTGGCAGCGATCGAAGAGAAGCGCATCAAGACGCCAGCAGAGAATATCCGCTTTAAGCTCAATAGCCGTTGGTTCGACCGCTCCGTCATTCTGGAGTTTTTGCAGGAAAACGGCTATCCGGATCTGCGCTATGTGCAGTCAGTGCAGCTGGAAGGCGACGAAATGGTTTCTGACACCTATCACGGTGGTGATGGTCTGTTCGTCGGGCACCGATACGGTGTCGTCCAGCGCAAGGATAAAGAAACAGGTGAGATCCGCTACGAGTGGGACCGTAAATCAGGTGAAAACGCGACCGGGTTCCCGGCACAGCTGGAAAAGTATCTCAATGGTGCGCGTATCGGTGGCAAAGATAGCGCGACGGCGAACGGCTATCGTGAGCAGATGGCACTGCTTGAGGACCAGTTCAATAAGTGGATCAAGACGCACGATCGCTACGATGAGCTGGTTGCCAAATACAACGATGTTTTCAATAGCAATATTCCGTATGAACACTCTGGTGATCCGCTTGGGTTGAAGGGATTAAGCGGTAAGCGTCAGCCATTTGATTACCAGAATAGTGAGGTGCGCCGACTGTCCGAAGATGGGCGCGGCATCCTGGGCTTCGGCACCGGGCTGGGTAAAACCACGACCGCGCTGGCACTTGAGGCGTTCAACTATGAGAACGGTCGCTCCACCCGTACTGCGTATGTAGTGCCTAAATCAGTGCTGGAAAACTGGTATTACGAAGCAAAAGAATTCCTGAGTGAAGAGGCATTCAGTAACTACCTGTTCGTCGGTCTTGATGTGCTGATGGATGGCGATCAGATTCGCCAGGTGCCGGTGCTCGATGAGAACGGTAAACCTGTTCTTGGTGCTGATGGCACTCCAGTTATGCGCGATGCTCTTAAGCTGGCAGATGAAGCCACTATCACGGCGCGGATGAATGCGATCCCGCACTCAAATTACCGTGCAGTCGTGTTTACCAAAGAACAATACGCCCGCATTCCGCTACGTGATGACACCGTAGATGAGCATGCACAAGACATGCTTTATGACTTCGTTGCTGCCGGACGTGTGGCCAGCGCAATGGATTCCGATTCCCATCGCAAAGAGGCGGCGCGTCGCCGGGTATTGTCGGAGTATTCAGATACCGGTACCGAAAAAGCAGAGAAGTATCCGTACTTTGAGGATATGGGCTTCGACAGCGTGATCGCCGACGAAGGCCACAACTACCGCAATAGCTATAAAAATGGTCGCGAAGCGTCACAGCTGGCCTATCTGCCCACCAGCGCGGTGGCGCAATCGGCGCGAGATATGGCAATCAAAAACGCGTACCTGATGAAAAAGAATGGCGGGCGCGGACCGGTTCTCCTGACTGCAACGCCAGTCGTTAACACCCCGATCGATGCATACAACATGCTTTCTCATGTTCTGCCGAAAGAATACTGGCAGAAGATGGGGATCTACGGTCCTGATGACTTCGTTAAATTCTTCGGCAAGACCAGGCTGGAAACGGTACAGAAAATCAGCGGTGAAGTTGAAGAAAAAATGGCGCTGGTGGGCTTTGAAAACCTTGATGCGCTGCGCGGCATATTCCATCGCTGGACAACGCTTAAAACGGCGGAAGACGTTAAGGATACCGTGGAGATCCCGGAACTGGACGAACACCAGCAGGATGCACCACTTACGGAAGAACAACTGGCGGCGTATGAAGAATTGCGTCAGCAGGCGGAAGCGGCAGCCAAAGCCAACAATGGCGTAACGACCTCGGTCAATGAAGACGGCGTGATTGAGCACGAGAAAGCCCGTCCGATCTTCTCAATAATCAGGGATATGGACCGCGTATGTACTGACATGGACCTGTACTATCGCCGGATCACCTATCGTTTCCTGCCGGAGTACGCCGATGCGGTGCAGCAGCTGGCGGACAGTTTGCCTAAACAAGCCACCAGCGAAGACGACGACAGTGATGATTCAATCACGCAGCAATCGCAATACTCCCTGATAGATAAGGGCGAGTTTATTCAGTTGCAGGTTCCGGAAGCGTTCGAGCAGGAAGTGAATAAGCGCCTGGCCAGGTTTGGCATTGACGAACAGACCGTAACTCACCCCGTTACGCCCAAATACGCGAAGCTGATTGCCACGCTGAAGGAGTTTTTCCCGGAAGGTAAGCAAATCATCTTCACCGATGAAAAAACGCAGCACCAGAAGCTCAAGCGCATTATCTGCAATGCTCTTAACCTTGAACCTTCAAAGGTGGGGATACTGAATGCTCAGACGGTTGCCGAGGCAGGTAAAACCGGTAAGAAACTGAAAGCGGTTAAACCGCCGAAAGAGTTACCGGATGAACCAACAGATGCACAGATAGCGAAATACAACGAGCAAATGGCTCTGTATGACGCCTATATCGCGCAGCAAAATGAAATGTCGTTGGGCGGTCTGGAAAAGATTGCAGCCGACTTCCAGGAGGGCCGGACTCCGATCATCATCTGCAACAAAAAGGCAGAGGTGGGTATCAACCTGCATCGAGGAACGACTGACATCCATCATCTGACGTTGCCATGGACTCCAGCCAGTATTGCGCAACGAAACGGTCGCGGTGCCCGAGTTGGCTCCAACCGTGCAAGCGTTCGCGTTCATTACTACTGCGGCAAGGGTTCTTTCGATGAATACCGACTGAAGACGCTGAAGCGTAAAGCAGGCTGGATCTCCGATATCCTCCGTTCAGATAAGTCAGAAATGGAGAACGCCGACGCCAACGATATGATCGAAATGCAGATGTATACCGCTAAGGATGATGGCGAACGTCTGGCAATGATGCAGGTTCAAATGGATAAGGCGAAAGCCGCGCAACGCGCTCGCCAGAAAGAACAGGCTACTATCGACCTTCAGAACTACATCAAGGCGCAGCACGCAGCTGGCGAGGATGTGGAGGTACTTACCGCTGAATTAGAGCGAAGCAAAGCGGAACTTGAAAAGACCACCGCCGAGGTAGCTAAATTCAAACAGGCGGTAATGGCCAAAGCAGCTGATAACGCAGACTGGAAGGCCCGCTGGGGGAGCGTCCATCACACAGACCGTATGTTGTTAGCACAGTATCGCGCGTCGTTGAAAAGCGCCATTCAGCGCAAGGCTAATATCTCTCAAGCCATCTCCCGCTATGAGAAATTATTGAACCGTACTCAGAAGGCCGCGACGGATATCAAACGCCTGCGCCCGCTGGTGGAGGATGCAATAAATAAAGGCATTCTGGATGTTGATCCTGACCTGGTTAACCATGCGAGTGAGTTCCTTGTTATCGGCGATCGCTCATGGCGTGTAGGCCAATACTACGATTGTGCCGGTGATATCGTTCGCATTAAGTCGCTGGACTTCGACAGCCAGCGCGCAGACGTGGAGATCATCTTTACCTTCAAAGGCACCAAATCGGGTAACTGGGATGTGAAGACGCTGGATAAACAGGTGGATGTAACTCCCGATGAAGATGCTGTTATGCAGAAAATCAGTGGTGGCGTCTCCATCGCCGGGATTAACGACATCATTTCCTGTGACGATTTCTACCGTTTCCAGCAGCGCGGCATGATCAAAATCACTGACTCGTACGGCGTTCAGACTACAGAGTCAGGCTATAGCATTGATTTTGTTGGTACCTATACGGACCCACTGAAGCATGCGGTTTACCCGGATCGCCGTGACGGCGCGCTGAAGTCGTCAATTGCAAAATGGGTGCTTGGTATGATGTCGGAAGGGAATAACCGCCAGATCCGTTCGGCAGAAACATTCCTGGTTGAATTGTTTGGCTCCAATTATGGCGATGTAATCGCGTCATACGGAGATACGCTATCCCCTGAAGCAATTCAGGAGAAAATAGCGGATGCGATCGCAAAAATGCCGGAGAAAACAAGCCAGGGGGCTACTCGTAACGGGGATTCTGAACTTGAGGTCACCAATGCCATTTTCGGTACCCATGAGTTCCGGGCGTCAGATTATGAGATCACCACAGCACAGTTTGGCACCATTGGCATTTACAGCAATAAAGCCGAGATCAAGCAGGCAATGGACTCAGCAAGCGCGCGCATCGCAGCAGAACGGGAAGCCAATCTGAATCATGCAGTCGCCGCACTGACTCAATCATGGGTAACAGCAATCAGGGAGGCCGCCACCACAGGGAAAATCACACCTGCAATTGCGGATGTCGTAAACGACGGCTCTAAATTTATGGATGCCTATCAAATGGATGCGGTGCAGTTGCCATCAGCCTATGGCCAACTCAGCTATCGCATGACCTACAACCTGGTATCAATGTTTTCCGACCTTGCCATCCTTGGGCTGGTGGATCTTAACGAGGTTACGCCGGAATTGCTCAGCATGCGCAAGAATCATGTGGAGATATTGCAGAGAATTAACACGGTTCTTGCCGGGCGCACCGATGAAGAGAAACAGGCCGACGCTGATCGGATAAACCTGGCCCTTGGCAACATCACGGAGGAAGAGATTGCCGCCAGAAACGAGAAACAAGAAGAGTTATCATCAATACAGGGTGATGCCACCAGCATAGCTCAGTCTCTTGGTCTGAATTATCGCGTATCCACCGCCGACCTGAAGATGATGTACGCACCAAAATTCGCCGCTGGCGAGGTATTTGGGCTTCAGGAAGCCTCAGGCATGAAAGGCATTCTTTTCCGTGCGAAAGACGCAATCAAGGCGAAATTCGGCGCTCGCTGGCTGCCAGCGAAGGCGAAGAACAGCGATTTCCCGGGTAACTGGTGGATTATCGAGACAAAACACAACGTGGCGGACGTTCTGGCCGTCATCCAACAATACGCATAACAGGAGCGCCCGGTTCGCCGGGCGTCGCATAATATGGCCACACTATCTGATACAATAAAACCGAATAAAACATATCTTGAGGCGGTACTCCGTACAGCGTTGTTAGGAAAGACAGAAGACGAATACGTTGATTTCTTCCTGTCAGGGCTACGCGGGCGATTACTGAAAAATCCCCGCCTGTACCGCAGCTATGGTCCATACTGGCCGGAAATTAAAAAATTATTACTGGAGCGCGGTTATGGTAATTTCGGTCGTCTCGTTGACCGTGACGTTCGCAAAATTTACCGTTATGACCGCCCGGCGCTAACACTCATAGCCGCGACGCTCTACAGCCAGGAGCGTTTTGATAATGGTCAGATATACTCAGCCTGGCATTTACTGCCAGTGCCTGAAGAAGTTGACGACCAGGACTATGAGTTTGAGTCTTACGATTTGGAAGTTGAAGCCTTGGCACAGGCTGGAGAGAAAACTTGAAAAAGCGATACTACACAGTAAAGCATGGGACGCTACGAGCATTACAAGAGTTTGCTGATAAGCATAACGTTGAGGTGCGCAGGGAAGGGGGAAGTAAAGCTCTGCGCATGTACCGCCCGGACGGGAAATGGCGGACGGTGGTCGATTTCAAAACTAACAGTGTTCCCCAGGGCGTCCGCGATCGGGCATTCGAAGAATGGGAGCAGATCATCATAGATAACGCATTGCTCCTGAATGCAGATTGACAATTTTGCCCGGAATTACCGGGCATCTTTCAGAGATAATTACCTTTACCTGTCAATTCCCCTTGTGGTACTTGTTTTTGCGCCAGTGTTTGGGTTCTGCGAATTATGTTAATCAGAGGGCTTAGTAACGATGGTTCCTGGCGTGCCTCAACTTCTCCAGCCATTGCCCTGATGTAGTCGGAGCTTGCAACGTTGTTGTATTCCGTTGCGAAGCAGCATAACAACGTCAGAACGTGCTCTGTCGTTATTTCGCTCCAGTTGATGTTGAAAAATTCATCGCCTTTTTTATCGTGTTCGGAATCGAAGATGCTTTGGTGGAGGATGTATTTGCCGGATTCCTTGCGCGGTAACTTGATCGCTTTCTGGCGTTCCAGCTCCTTGTAAATCTGCATTGCTTCAATCAGTACCGGCCTGCCGTTCATGAAGGGATCGCGCAACCTTACACGCTGGCCAACTCGACCAGTAATAAAGCTGTTTTCCTCTTCCACCAGCACGATAAAACCCTTTTCCTCTTTTTCTCGCAATTCGCGCAGCAGCTGGAGTTCCATATCGCGGCGGCGTTCAGGGTAGCTGGTCCGCTCAGCCATTATTAGCTCATTGTTGATCCATGCGGCAGTCATTGACGCCGGTTTGCCGACGCTCATCGAAACAACGCATATTTTCTTATCCATAGCGCCCCTACAAAAAAGAAAAGCCACCAGCGGCGGCTTAGCAATACAACTGAAGGTAGCGCCCGGTACTCAGACTGTGCCGTCCATGGAATATTTGAAAAGGGATCCATCCGTACCGGGCATGTGATGATTCTGACTGAAGTCACTTGTCAGTTGTCAATTATTTCAGTTTAAAAATAATATATTTATTAGTGCATGATGTTTGCCATCTCATAGGCGTCAGCCAGCAACTCCATCTCTGACTTGTTCAGCAAGGTGAATTCTTTCTTGCCTCCAACCACACCATCGGCATGAACAGGGACCAGCCAGGGGTATTTTTCTCTTACTTCAGCCGGTGCTGCATGCTGGTGGTGCCATCTACAAAGGGGTAATTGCTTTTTGTGACAACCCGGCGCGGTACGACCGGAGATATGGTGCAGAGATACCTCTTCAGATATTACTCCATGCATGTAGCAGGCAATGCAGGGGAGAGCGCCAAGAGCATTGGCGATGCTCCGTTCCTCCGCTGTCGATGTTCGCCCCTTCAAGCCACGAGATTTTATCTTTACCGCACTTTTCCGCGTTTTGCTGGCTGGTGGGCGCTCTTTCTGTTTAGCGATACGGCGGTCGATAGAATCCCGCATTTTCTGATATTGCGATTCTCGCCAGGCGGGGTCAGCCAACTTTTCCCGTTGCCGAGCGATCGCTCGTTCTCTGGCTGCCTTCTGCCACTCGCGGCGCTGTTCAAGTTTTTGTTCGATTGTTTTCATATGGCAAAAAAAAGGCGGCCTAATGGCCGCCAATGATGTCAAGGAGTTAAGTAATGGCAACGTCTTCGTAGTTGACAAAAACTGCGGCTTAATTATAGCAATCAATTAGAGCAATGGTAGATATTTTGTTAATCGCGAATCACATTTTTTCACTTCAGTGCTTGTGTGCTATACTCCTTCTTGATTGATTGGATGCGGAATACAAACCCGCTCTTTTGTGCAGCCTGGCTCCTTGCCAGGCTTTTTTTATTTCATCATGGAAGCTGTTAACGCTTTGGATCTTGCTGAACTGATTGAAAGGGCATTGTTTACCTTACCCAGGAGTTCGCCAAATTCCACCATCACTCTAGTAAGCCCGCGCCGCGCTTCCTCCTCCGTTGCATTCATCACAAAATGTTCAGCACTCCGCATGCTTTTAACGGGGAACGCAACAGATATCGAGTCGATATCAGGCATCCTATCGCTCAACTTTACGGTGACAATGACAGATGGTGACTGAATTTGAGAGCTTACAGACAGCACCACATATTTTCCGTCTATTTTGAAATCCTTCCGCATGCGTCACCATAAATATCAAAGAATTAGAGCAATCAAGCGCAAGTGAACGGCTAATCGCCATCTTCCAGCAGGCGCACCATTGCCCCCGTTTCACTATCCAGGTTACGAATGTAGTTCATGACAATATTTACGTTGGTCCAGCCACCAGCTTGCATGATCTCCGGTATTGAAACTCCGGCGCGGGCCATATCTCGCGCGGCTCCGACACGGGCACTGTGTCCAGACCAGGCCAGGTATCTCTGCCCAGAGTCATCCTTAGCGCCGTAAATCAATCGATGAGTTGCTTCAAAAATCCCTTCCAGGGCGCGAGTTGATAGCTGGCTGGTGGCAGATGGCGCGGCAACGCCATTTTTTCTGACACGGCAAAACAAGTAGTTATTCGGATCATCAGCCACACCAGAGACAGAAATCCATCGCTCGACCAGTTTAGTTACCCCCAGGCTAAGTGCCTTCTCTACACCTGCGGTGCTAACCAGCGTTTTCGTTCTGCCAATATGGATTAACATTCTCCCACCGTCAGTACGTGAGATATCTTTAACCCTGATCCTGGCAATTTCGGCTATACGTAACAGGGTGTTATAAGCAATCCCCAGAAATGCCAGATTACGTATATCCTGGCAGCGATCGCTATTTTCCATGAGTGAACGAACCTGGTCGAAATCAGTGCGTTCGAACGCCAGTGCCTGTTTTGCACGTTCACCGGCATCAACGTTTTCTTTTCGGATCCGTCGCATGACCAGTGAAACAGCATTACTGTCACTTGGTCGTGGCAGCCCGGACCGACGATGAAGCATGTTTAGCTGGCCCAAATGTTGCTGGATAGTTTTTACTGCCAGACCGCGCGCCTGAAGATATAGAAGATAATCGCGAACATCTTCAGGTTCTGCGGGAAACCATTTCCGGTTATTCAACTTGCACCATGCCGCCCACGACCGGCAAACGGACAGAAGCATTTTCCAGGTATGCTCAGAAAACGCCTGGCGATCCCTGAACATGTCCATCAGGTTCTTGCGAACCTCATCACTCGTTGCATCGACCGGTAATGCAGGCAAATTTTGGTGTACGGTCAGTAAATTGGACATTTAACACTCAGATAATGGTTTTAAGTAAAGTGTACAGGATCGGCTCTGCCTTTACCTGTTTATGGTTCTCGTCATAGAAACGCCAGCGACCGCGCGTGCGTTCTATTTTCTCTTTACCGCGAGATAATGACATTTGGTAACTATCACGATCAAACCCTTTTGCCCGCCAGTAACCACGGTTTTTCTCAAGCTCAAGATGAGTGGACGCTTTAGCAGCTGAATATCCCATTTTTCACCTCTGATTGATTGGTGGTGCTAAGTGCGCTACGCGAAATCTGTAGGACTAACACCGCCAACTTTTCACAGATTTTACGTAGCGCAACCTTGATCAAATGATCAAGTGATCACTATTTGACCTGATAAGGTATTGAACTGTATGGATTTACAGGTAAATTGATCATGTTCAATAACGCTTAAGATAACTTCGTATAATGTATGCTATACGAAGTTATTAGGTCTGAAGAGGAGTTTACGTCCAGCTGCGCATAAAAATCAAGAATTATTAGAGCAATAAATTTTGAGAGAAAAATCCCACTCCACCAGCCAAAAACTGGATTGTTTTTCATAGTTGTTTGACAATTGCTCTAATAAATTATAGTTTTGCCGCCGTTTCGTAATACGACTTTGGATTCACTATTTAATGTGTCTTCAGCGTTGTAGAGCGGCTCAGAAGGAAATGAGCAAACAGGGAAACCTTATACAACGGCATTACAGCTATGCATTGCTCATCTTACACACAGCGCAATGTTGTTAGATTACCCCAGCATGGATCATGGGTGAAACAGTAGGTCAGAGCTTCAGGCTCTGTGTTGTCAATACAGTGAGGCATAATTATGGCTTTCATTCCACCAACCATCGACGACGTTAGACATTGCTCTAACGCTTTATCTGTAGACCCCGCCGAAACCGACGCTGCCCGCGCCATTGCTGAACACTACTCAAAGATATCCAATCAGGAGTACCGCATCACCCAAGACGACCTGGATGATCTCACTGACACAATCGAATATCTCATGGCCACTAACCAGCCAGACTCACAATAAATGCACTAATAAATCTATTATTTTCGTTGGATCCTTCTATAATGGTGGCCAACAACTCCCAGTGTAATCCGCTGTGAGTTGTTGGCCATGTCAATTCTGGAGGAGGATCAATGATAAATTATGTCTACGGCGAACAACTGTACCAGGAGTTCGTCAGCTTCAGGGATCTCTTTCTAAAAAAAGCTGTTGCACGCGCCCAACACGTTGATGCCGCCAGCGACGGTCGTCCTGTTCGCCCGGTTGTCGTTCTGCCGTTCAAAGAAACGGACAGCATTCAGGCTGAAATTGATAAATGGACTTTAATGGCGCGGGAACTGGAACAGTACCCAGACCTCAATATCCCAAAGACTATTTTATATCCAGTGCCTAACATCCTTCGCGGTGTGCGTAAGGTTACAACTTATCAGACAGAAGCTGTGAACAGCGTCAACATGACCGCTGGCCGCATTATTCATCTGATTGATAAGGACATTCGCATCCAGAAAAGCGCGGGGATCAATGAGCACAGTGCGAAATACATAGAGAACCTGGAAGCAACAAAAGAGCTAATGAAGCAGTACCCGGAGGATGAAAAATTCCGTATGCGTGTACACGGCTTTAGCGAAACAATGCTGCGCGTCCACTACATTTCCAGTAGCCCTAACTACAATGATGGTAAATCAGTTAGTTACCATGTGCCGCTGTGTGGTGTGTTTATCTGCGATGAAACTCTCCGTGATGGAATCATCATCAACGGTGAATTCGAGAAAGCAAAATTTAGCCTTTATGACTCTATAGAACCGATCATCTGCGACCGCTGGCCGCAGGCAAAAATATATCGCCTGGCAGATATTGAAAATGTAAAAAAACAAATTGCCATCACTCGCGAAGAGAAAAAGGTCAAATCAGCCGCATCAGTTACGCGCAGCCGTAAAACTAAGAAGGGGCAGCCAGTAAACGACAACCCCGAAAGCGCGCAATAGTTTCTATCCGGCATGGTCAATGAGTTATTCATTAAGCCATGCCAGAGCTTCATCAACCTGCGCTTCGTCTTCGACGCTAAGCACTTCATCCTGGGGAACATAATCAGCCAGCATAGCGAAACAATATGTATCCCAATGGTCTGGTGAGTGCAGGTTGAGTTTTTTCTTCATATCCTCCTTACTCATCACCTTCCATTGACCTGCGGAGTTAATCCCTACAGGGATTTTCGACGCTTCCTCAATAGTTTCATTACCCTTATCCAGTCTCATACGACCAGATTTTACGGCCTCTGCGGCTTGAACGTTGGCATAAGCACGTTTATCAAAGTACAGGCTCTTATCTTCACGGCTATGCATCTTTTTACCCCAGCGTATACGCTGTACGGTAATACCATAATACTCGTACATCAGATCCGCCGTTGCTTTACCCAGGCCATCGCCGTCTATCGCTATGGTGATATTTGGGAATCGCTCAGGATTACATTCTGCGAAAATTTTGGCGGCAAGCTGCGTTTCTGTAACGTCTGTGTATTCCAGCATTCGATAGTTGATTACACGGCGTTTATTTCGCTGGCCGGACACCATCATGATATTGATAACGGACTTATCCCGTCCCGTACCACCAGCAACGTCCACACATGCAAGCCAGCCCCATCCTTTTGCAATCTTGACTTTCCGCCGCGTTGCACGTTCAACCTCATCACGTCCAAGAAGGAAGCCATCCTGTGATTTAGGGAATAGGCCGCGTACCTTAATCATGTACATAGGGTTATCACGCCCGCCGTACTCCGCCAGCTTCATTTTGATAAATGCTGGCGTTACCAACGGTGATTCCTCACTGTTAAGCGTGATCGCCGTATAAACGCCATCAGGGTTACCAGGACGCTTGGCCAGTTTATGGTGTGTATCGTAGAAATAGCCGCTTGGGCGTGTAGGCTGTGACAGCAATAAGATGCGGTTATCCTGTCCGGTAAGAGCACCGGTGATGATACCGAAAGCTCTATCACTGACACCGGAGGCTTCATCGATAATATACAGAAGATGATCTGCGTGTTCACCGGCGAGAGCTTCTTCACTTCCCAGACGAAAGCCCTTCGGTACTACAGTCCATACACCTTTACCAGTAATCTCATAGAAAGCGGTTTCTGTCAGAACAAAATAATCAGCAAGCCATGGGAAACGGCTGGTGGCAGTAGCCCAGTTTATCTTGATGTACTTGAATATACCGGTCATTACCTGCTGAATTTTGTTCGCAACGATAATGGCACGGGCACCTGGATACATGATTATGAACAACATGATCATGATAGAAGTCATGTCTGATTTCCCGGTACCGTGACCAGACGAAACAGATGTCTTGCTACCCTGTTCCTGCACAGACTCAATAATCAGATCCTGCTGCCAGGTAGGTGTTTTGCCGAACAAAACATCAGCGGCCGCAATCCAGTCATAACGATATAGCGCCACCAGCTCGCGCCAACGTGGATCCGTTACGCAACTTCTGGCCATTAATCATCATCCCCGTATAGCTTGCGGGTAACTTCTTCGTCTTCCTCCTCGTCTTCGTCCAGGTCTTGTTCCAGCCATGGGTCGTTTGATACACCTTCAGTATCAACATCTCCATAACCGCCTGTATCAACGATATCGGCGATTTCTTCCCTACGCTGCTCAATCCACAATGCGGCATCGGCGCGGCGGTTGGCGGCCCGTTCTCGCGCAACTTTGTCCAGATCTTCAAGAGAAGGGCCACCGACGGCTGTTTGCCTTTCCTCATCATCGGTATTGGTCTTAGGAGCACGCAGATCGGCTTTGATTTGCTCCAGCATCAGGGGCGGCACTTTCCCGCCATGCGCCTCGATGAATTCAGCTGCTTCCAGCACTGACCAGTTATTTTCACGCTTTCGTTCGTATGCCAGCTTAACAATGCCAGCTTGCCCCATAGACAAAGCGTGCTTTTCCGCCTCCCGGCTTTCTTTTCGATAGTTATTCCGGATGCTGTAAATGGTGTTGATCAGGCTGCTTATCTGCGCGGAACAGCTGTTTAGCATGCTCGCGATACGGTATTCAGGCGGAGTACCTTCATCATCGTCTTTTTGCTGATCGCGCATTTCCTGCACCAGGCGAATACACGTATCCCTGGCGTTCTCCAGCATAAGGAGATGAGAAAGAGACTTTTCCAGAAGAGTGGTTTCCAGAACATCGGCCCCGGACCGACGCAACATAGCGCGCGCGGCCTTCCGCGCTTCAACGTTATCTATCAGGTAATCGCCAGCTTCGAATTCAAAGCGTTCACCATCATCATCCAGGGTGTCGCGTTCCAGGCGATCACGTAAGGTCCGGTGGGCGCGGGTGATCACGTCATGATCATCAGAACGATCATTTATGCGCTTATTCTGGCGCTTCGCGTTCTCGACTGCGGCACTGACAACAGCATTAACTCTTTGTTTTTCAGCCATTTCAGCCACAATGTGATCACCTGCACGTTGATCATTAGCGTGATCAATGATCATGCTTTTTAGTGGTTTTCTGACAGGCTTATTTGGCTTACGGCTGTCCGCTGTTCCGGTGTCTTCTTTGAATGCACGGAGATAACGACGTGCGGTGTTTGGGTTGAGATTAAACTCGGCGGCATATTGTGCGATGGTGTAACCACCATCTCGCGCCAGGCGAGCAAAATTCTTCTTGTGATCGTCCCAGGTCACTTATGCTTCCTTTCGTATAAAACTCTTTTTGACGCGAGGGTAACGAAAGTCACATGTCAAAAGGCCCGGAACGGGCAAGCAATCAATCAGATACGTGCGGATGTGGCATTACCGTAATGACGGTGCTGACGGACCACCTTATTGAAAAGTTGACGCGCCATCACCCAAGGCTGGTGCTCCCGGCGTTCCTTTTCGTCCTGCGTCATATAGAGTTCGTTCTGGAGTTTTTCATCAAACCGGCGCGGAGCGCGGCTGCGGCGAAAGAATTCAGGATTCAGAGAGTGGATCTGAAATCTACGTGGGCGTGTACTGTCATCAATCAAAACAGACGAATACTTAGACACAGCGATAGCCTTTAAGCGCAGATAAACATCGCGCTTATCGACATCCAGATGCGGGTATTCCTTTTCAAGAATTGCTGCGAGATCTTTCGCTGATAGAAGAGATTTAGTGCGGATCATGTAATCCGCAATCTCGTACGATGTTATTCGTGAGTGATTTATTTCCATGAAGTGGCGTCCCTGCCAGTTAAGTAACATCCTGTCACCTACTGATTAGCCCATGTCAACTAATCAACGTCGAATATAATACCCTCGATTAAAGAAATAGCAATACATTAGAGCAATTTTATCTAACGCTCGACGAATGACTTGTGATAGCGCCGACTCCAAGCGCGTAATCAAAGAACAATCGTTGATGCATCGCCAGCCTACCGTGCGTCTTCTCCCAATTATCGCGGTCACGCTCAATATCACGCTGGCATGACTGGCACAGAGGAACAGCATAAATGTCATGCGCGCATAATCGACTATGACGAACGATATAAGGCGTAATGTGAGCGCCAGCTCCCGCAGCTCCACAGCCACAGCATGGACGGGAAGCCACAAAATCCATGTACTCGGGCAATTTTAGCGATTGAAGTTTTGGTATTTTGAAATGCGCCATGCCAGGGTCGGCGTCAACATCCACAGGGCATACTTTTGCACGCATCGGCGCGGCGCGTTCTTCCATCATCTGAACATATGCTGTAGCGCGATCGTCATACGGGCGAATATCCGCCTCTTTCAGAGGTCCGCTATCCTGCGGAGTAGCCTTCATCTTATTTATTGATATGCGGCAGACTTCTTCCGGCATCAGGTGCATCATGTTGCGCATGAAAGCCCACCAGCACAGCTCCTGAATACTTAAATCATGGCTATTTGAAAGGCCCATTTCCTGACGGGCGACATCCAGTATCCAGTTAACGCGATTATTGTGCAGCGTTTCTTTCAGCTCATTAAAACCACGCATCCGGTAATGGTTATCGTGATGCCAGCACAACAACACCGCGCTATTGTCTCGTTCAGCGTGGACAATATGGTTGTCACACCAACTACGATCTGCGGCCTGGCATTGACCCTCTTTCCTACGCAACCACGCCACCAGCGCGTCAATTCCACCAATACGGCGAAACAGTTCATCGCTGTTAAAAAACGGCTGCAACGCCTCATTTGTTGCCATGGTTTGCTCGGTAACAACGAGGCCGTCTTCCATGTGCTCGATTAACTCACGCGGCACCGGCTCCATAATAAATTTACGGCCAGCCTCCACCAGCTTTCTGACCTCCTGATCCACTTTGAACGTGGCGAGGCCAAGCTCTTTCTGTACAAAGGGAGTAATTACGGCTTTCACATCACACCTTTAATCACTGATTGGGCTTTATCTGCTGCCCGGCATTCTCTGTTTAAGCACAACCATTTCCTGACGGCATAACACAGCAATAGCGGTCCTGACTCCAATTTGCTTACCAACCAGGTATTGCTTTACCTTGCGGCGACTCACGCCATCAAGAAGCATCTTTAACGCTTCACGGGACAATTTGTTGTATTTGCGTGCCATTAATCTACTCCGCAGAACCATACAATCTACGTAACGTGTCGGCGACAGAAGATACAGATATCTCGCCAGTCGCAGCGCCTACAGTAAGGTCTGCCAGTTCAGGTGAATCAAATACCTGCACCCCGTTACGGCGTAGAAATAGCAGCGCACTGTTTAGCGCGGTACGCTTATTGGCATCATTGAATATATGCCCTCTCGCTGTAGCCACCAGGTAGGTGGCGGAGACTTCGAAAAGGTCGGTGATCTCTTCGTAGGCAACTCTGGCCTGAACTCTCCCGATAATGGCCTCTGCCCTACCCGGATCAGACATTCCCGGCAGGCCGCCGTAGCGGCTTATATTCGCATCATGAAGCGCAATAAGTTCTTCCGGTGATATATGCCTCATTATCGGTTAACCAGTTCCTTGTTGGTGGAGTCCAGGGTGTCAAACAGGGATGCAAATTCAGCATCCAGCGCCGCTTTTTTGTAGGCTTCGAAAGTAGCCTTGCTGACAATTACTGCTGGCTCACGGCCTCTGCGGGTGATTTCAACCTCTTCCCCGGCTTCAACATTGTTGAGCACTTCAGAAAGGTTGCCACGCGCGGTACGGAAGTTAATGGATTGCATAAACACCTCGTGTACTCGTTATGTGTACACAATTATAAACTTCACAGGCATAAAGCACCAGCACTTTGCAGCTTAAATAACCGGACAATCATCAAATTCCCCACTTCGGGCATCATTGATGACATGAGTGATTACACCAAAAACAGCATTACTGCCCGTGTATCCATCGTCATCTACTGGTAACGCCTCTTTCTTCCCGGTGCTTAAATCCTCCAGGTGCTGGCGCGGATACTTCCTGTATCTCTTTATGCGATATTCACCCTCCATAGCGCACACAAGCAGAGAACCATCAACCGGAGTAAGCGAGGAATCAACCACCAGCAAAGCACCCTGCAATATTCCCTCACGGTGATGGCTATCAGCTGCCCGCATGAAGTAGGTCGCTGAAGGATGTCTAATTATCTGCTGATCAAGAGAAATTCGGCTTTCAACATAATCCGCCGCAGGAGAAGGGAAGCCCATAGCGTTTTACCTCAATGATACTGTTTATTCATACAGTATACATTGAAAAGGCATAGTTTGTGAAAGCGGGGTTTGTAGGCGCGCCACGCTGGGGGCTAATCACATTTCTCCCCCATCTTGCCGTTATTTTTTTGGTGCATCCTCGTTCTGATACACCGGATCGCTCCCTTTTGGCAACTGGAGGCTTAACTGCCGATAGTGCCGTAACCGTTCCATGAAATAGGTGCGCAGATTCTCTGGTTGCTCGCGGGCTACCTGTTCAGCTATGACAGGTATGTTCAATCGCTCTTTGTACGCCACACCGCTGGCAGCCAGATCAACGTTAACCTTATCCCGTTCTTCCTGACTTTTAGCTGCAATATTCCAATCGTGCATATCAAATCCCATCCAGAACAATTGCGTAACGACTATTATTTAACCAGCAAAGTAACTTTTAATTTTTTTTCTTTTCCCATTGATTTTTGTGCACAGCTTATCTGCCTTGCCGTGCGCAGAATCAACTTTTTTCTTCCTGATTTATCCACAAAGTTATGCACTTGCAAGAGGGCCATTTTCTAAATATTGTGATGTTTCACAAATGAAATGAATTTTGATTAATGAAGATAAGGAGAAAATTTGAGATGCAATCATGACGTTAATAGATAGGGTCTGCATTACAGACCCCATCCGCATCAAGGAATTAGCCGTTCCCTGATGTTGTTCCGAAAACATGTGCCGTAAGCTCACGTTAACGACTTTCTTTCACCGAATCCAACTATATAGGGGTTGGGTTTCTACGTCAACGTGAGCAAGTGCTCCTTTACATTTGACAAGGAACCACCTTAATGACTGCTTTTTTTCAGTTCCTGAGTGCATTTTTAGATGCGCCTGTTATTAGCCAGATTCTGGCGATCATCCTCATCATCGTTTTGATTTTGCTTTTAAGGTCAGTAAAAAATGGAATTATGCACTGGCTTACTTAATGTTCAGTGAAACATTAAAATCTCCTTGATGTGGAAACAATCATTTTCTGTATGTGCTGGTGGGTACCTGTAGTTCAGCTTTCGTTGGCATTTAACTTCGTCTTTGCTTTCTCCACCAGCAACTTCCAGATGCCTATTTCATTAGCAGCCGCCTTGATGGCGGCATAAAAAGCATCTTGCTGATCGTAACGCTGAATCTGTTTTTTCAGTTTTGCCTCCACCAATTTAATTTCATTACGTGCTTTCTGAAGCCGCAGCGCCGCCCGGTTACGTCTGTTCTTGTATAGCGCGTTAATCTCTGATAATTGCTTTAATTTACCAGCCTGACTGCGGATTATCGCCTCTCTGACTTCTGCCGTGCGTCTCATCTGATCTCTTAAGAGTTCACCGTTTTCGATAATTCTTTCAAGGTGTTTGATGTGATCTGCAACTCTCATACTTCACCCTCGCTTGTATCGCCAGCATCCACCAGCGGCAATAAAGCCCTGGCCATCTTATGAACCAATAGTGCATCAATAATGCCAAGCGTATGCCCCGGCTTAATGTTTAATGCCGCCTCAAGGTGACACCTTTCCAGGCCACTTTTCTCGGCTTGTTTATGATGATCTGGTGTAATAACGTCGCCCAAAACACGGCTAATTCTTTCTCGTAATTGCTGGGTGCCAGCACACTTGATCGCTGTATCGTGGAGACGGTTAACCAGTTCGCGATAAACATGCGGCTTAATTCGGATACGTTCACCGGTGACGCCCTTTCCTGGTGCTGGCACCGAACTATCCGGAATATCCGGATAGTTGCCAGCCTCGTAAGCTACCCGCAGCCAGTGCATGAATGTTTCAGTGGACACACAACCACAGTCCACATCGATTTTCCCGCGTTGCTGTTCCAGCCATTGCCCAAAATCCAACCTGTAAGTCTTACTTTCAAGTTCATCACCATTGAACTCGACTTTCTGCGACGCTATGAGAGCTGATTCGTATTGTTCGCGAGTGACAACTGACTGGTATTCATCGCTATCAAGGTCACCAATTGGAAGCTCAATCTCACAACAAAAATTGCGCCCAAAGAAAGTGTCTTTTTTGTGGTCTGAGCCAAAAGCAAAAGTCGCGCATGGTGCCATTAAATTGACACTGGGTAGGTAACAATAACTCATTCCATCAGGCCACCCACCGCACTTAGGCAGTTCCTTCACTAACAAGTCGATAAACTTCATTTTTTTATCATCTTTGCAAGCCGCCAAAGCCATTTGGGCAAGTGCCAATACTTCATCTGCCGTATATCCAGCACCGTGACCATACATTTCGATACGGGAAATAATCTCTGATATACGCTCTTCAGTGATTCTGGTCATTTCTTTTTGCGCCATTTCTTTTCACATTCCTTAGTCCATTTTTCAATGTTCATTTTGGCAATATCAGTCATTCCATCACCTAAGAAATACTTTCTCCGGTACGTCTTGCACTTAAACCACACTACAACAGCCACCAGCCAGAAAATAAAAGGCCATACAGCAATACCAACTCCAGCCGCGATAAAGCCCAATAGCCATAAATGAAGCTCTCCAACTTCTGTTTGCGGCAATATTCTTAAAGAATTAAGCAGCAGACTGAAGGAATAGTCGTATGCATTGGCGGTATAAGACATGCAATCCATATAATTAAAGTCATAGCCTGCGGCTGCCGCCCATAATGGGCGGTCAAGAAAATGTTTTAGTGTCATCATATAAATTTAAGGTTCAGACCAGTTATCTTCAATAGCAATGCTTAATCTTTGTAGCCATTCTGCTAATTTCAGCATTGCTTCTCTTTCGCTTAAACCACGAGGAAAATCATCAAGCGAAATTGTTGGCTTGAAGCCCCCGTAATTATCTATTTCAACAGTCAGATTTTGCTCCAGCACGGTATTCCTTACGCGGCTATTGTGCCGAAGCAAATATACTGAACGTGATTTATTGGTTTTATGGTCAAACTGATATTCGGTAAGTATCATCTGGCTTTTGCCATGACTATTACCTCTCCACATACTTACCTCACTTAATAAAACAACTCCATGCGTAGTTGATGATTTTTTCCCACGTAATATAAATCTGCACTCCGGCAGTAAAACCAAAGCCAACAATTGCTGAAAAAATCAAAACATTTACTTTTGACATTATAAATTTTCTCTCGGTGTCGTAGGTGATAGCACCATAATTGATAATTTAGTGAGTTAGCAGTTCCATTTTTTGGATGATTTCCGCATGAGCATCATCGTTATCAACACTTAACTCGTTTAATGCCTCTCGCACTACATCAACTTCTTCTGGTTGGAAGAAGTCATCTCGGTAGTCACCAAATAGAACCGAAACAAGCCTGCCACCAGCAACATCAAGATTGGCGCTAACAGGTGGCTCTTTGCCATCCTCAAATTCGACTACAAAAGTTATTTTTCCCATCGTTACCACCAGCGACAAATTGAATACAAACCCAGTGCTGCCGCCATCACAATTCCTACCGTGGTGAATGCTTCAGGCCAGCTCATTGATTCACCTCCTGCGGCGGTTCTGGTAGCGGCATCCAGAACAAGGCGTTCCCTAACCACGATAAAGTGCCGTCGCTCAACTCCACGTATTCCCCTTGCACCTGGCCTGCCATATACTCGCCGTGCTTTGAATAAATTAAAATCCAATCATCTTGAGCGGGCATTCGCTCACTACAGCTTATCCAACTATCCGGAGTTACCGGAGAGTTGCCAGCCAGTCTACGCAAAACAGCCTTAACAGCCTCAATACGGTCATCATCGCAATTTTCCAGCGTATCTATGCGGTCGAGCATGATGATGGCGTTATCAATATCAGGATTGCCAGTCCACTCATTACCGCGATTGGATTCGGCAGCCTGGTTGCCAGATGCTGGCTGATTGTCGGCTTGGCTATAGCTAACAGCACGGCAGGCATCCTCTACGTTCTTCACTGCATCTGCGCAGTAGTTATAGCGATTGCATTCCACTAACTTCTGCTTGAGATTTTCAATTGCTTGCGCGACATCAGCCTGTATTGGCGGAACGGCTGTTTGCTCTCGAACGTCATTAGTCGCTATCGGTTCTGCTGCCAACTGACTGGCATATTTGTTAATGGTAACGATAAGCTCTTGCTCGGCCTCATCCAGACAATCACCGATACCTCGCCTGTCACCGTCAAAATCATCGAAATCGGCACGAATCCTGGCAACCTCCCGGATTGCGGACAACACTTCACCAGGAATAAGCGGAGAGTTGCCCGATAGTACATTCTGCTCCAGCGATGCCAGAGCAATTCGTGCCAGTTCTTCCGCTTCTTCTGCTGGCAGTACAACGTTGCTACCAGGTCCGTATGTTTCGCGCCACTGCTTGATTGTCAGTAGTCGCTCTTTGGTTATAGTGGTCATTTGTTAACCCTCAAAACTTTATGCCCGGGCGCACAAGCACGCGTTTTGTCTTTGCTTATTCGCCAGCCATCCTTGCGCGCCTCTTTTGGCGCGCCTCTTTTGCACAGCCAGCCCATGACGTACCTATATACTCACCGAAGTCTGGCACTGGATATACACCTTCCGTGCACTGACGGCAGTCACAATAGAGATGCATTGTGTAACTTGCGGCAATAGCCATATCACCCTCCTTTACCCTGAAGCATGGCGTCGCTCCGCTCTATACCATCCAGCGCGATTCGCAGTGCCTGAATTGTGGTAGTGCTATCGTTTGGGGCTATTCCATATCGCTCGAATACAGCTAAATGGTTGCGCATAATCTCAGGCGTAAGCTCTTTGTAAGCATAAGCAAGAGGCTCTGATGCATTATCCGGCACAACCGACGCAGGCGCGGCAGCATAAACAGGAATAACGTCCGCTTGCTCTTTATTGCTTTCATCCGTTAAAGCCCAGAATAATTTCCCGGCCGGATGTTTGAAAATATAAGCAACTGGTTCTGCACTATCAGCTTCGCGCCGCTTCTGTAGCTCTGCTGCCATTGCTCTCACGACTTCAACTGGTGCCCTTGCGGCAAACTCTATGTTGGTGATCAGCTCATTAAGATATTGCTCGCTGGGATACTGTTTCTTATTGGTAATAGTGGTCATGCCGCGTTTCCTTCTTTCTTATTAACAATTACACCGTCATATATTTCATTA